AACGAAACAGAAGATCAAGTAAAAACAAAACTTGATGCAGTTATTACAGAACAAAAGACACCAACAATCCTCACTGGCACACCCTCTGGCTGGTAGCAAAGATGAAAATGACAATGGAACCCGTACTGAAAACACAGATGGAACTTGAGGCACACGAGAAAGAGTGCGCCATTAGGTATGCCTCTGTGCAGGAGAAGCTAGAGGCTCTTGACAAGCGTATGTGGAGACTAGAGGCCATGATTATGGGTAGCACCATAATGGTAGTCGCAATGGTGGTTACAGTATTTATGGGAATGAGTTAGTATGGCAGTCTTTAGAGCATTTAAACCAGAAGCGATGAACAAGATTGCACAGTCTATGGGCTACTCTGGTGACATGAGAGAGTTTGAGTCTTTCATTGAACAAGACCCTGCACGTAAAGCACGTATGAATCAGTTTACTAATGCTGCCATGCAGATGGCACGTGGTGGTGTGGTTAAACTGCAAGCTGGTGGTGACTTACAAAAACAAATTGAAGAGGCACAAAAGCAAGTAGACGCTTCACGTAGTATTAACTACAGGGGTTCTAGCATTAATATTGCGGGTGGCCCTTCAATGACAGATAGTAAAAGCGGAACAAATTATCAAGGTTTTTACGATGCAGGTGGCAGGTTTAGAAAATTTAATCAACATCCTGACGTACTTGCGGCTGACCAAGCCTACAGAAGTGCTACAGCTAACCTAACAAATTTACAAAAACAATACGCAGATATGCAAAAACAAGCAGCGTCACAGCCTCAACAACCTCCACCGCAACTCGTTGACCCACGTCAACCCCCAAGTGGTGGTTTAATTGGTAACAATATTGATAGAACTGATTATTCTGAGCGTGGTTTTCTTGGCAGCCAAATTGGTTCTGTTGGACCCGGTGGTACAGGCGGTATGCAAGCTGCACAGCAATCTATATCTAATTTGCCGGGTGGATTTTTATCTGAAGGTCCAGAGTTTTACACACCACAACAGGGTGAAACTTTACTTAGAAACACACCTACACCCTTTAATGCATACACAGCAGTTATGCCAAGAACAGGCGGTGAGTATGCGTATAAACCTGACGGTTCACGTGTAACTGTTAAGCAAGGATATTTTGACCCACGTCCACAAGCACCCGGCGGTGAATTTGTTGGAAGTTTTGATAAACCACTAGACTATTACTTACCCGGTGCATATCCTCCGGGTGTAACACCAGAAATTAATCCTAAGTATAAAGAAACACCACCACCTCTAGCACTTACTGGTGGACAACCGGGAGGTGCTACACCTGTTATGAATGACCCACGTGGTGGTTTGCAGGTAGGTGGAAATATGGCTGGCCCCGGTCTTCCTCTTGTTAACTTGCTAACAGGTGAAATGGCACCACCTCCAGACTACAGCGGCATGACTTTTGAACAAGCACAAAGTCGTCTAAGGCAAATGGACATGAAGTCACCCGCTGAACAAGCAGCTATTGATGCAGCAATTGCACGTGGCCCTTCTACAGCACAACAAGACACACCACCTGCTGCACCTACACCCCAAAGTGATGTAAAGAACGTAGCTATTGGTGATGTAACTACACAGCGTATGTATGCACCCGGTCTACCGCAGGGCGGTGTAACTACCGCTGCTATGACACCCACAGGTCCGGGTCAAGAAGTACAGCAAGGTACTGGCGCACTTACAGGTGCGGTTGCGGTTCCTACAGCTATGGCACAGACAGCTATGGTTTCTCCACAGCAGGAAACACAAGCAAATTTAATGACTGCTACTACAGCAGCACCAGCAATAAATGCAGCATTACAAACTGTACAAGCTGCACAAGTACAACCTGATGATGTACGGGCGCAAGTAGCTGCTGCACAACAAACAGCATCTTCCGTAGGAAATCTTACTGCTGCACAAGGTAACGCTACACTTATAGATAATCCTGTACAACGCAATATTCAATCGGGTGAATTAATATCAGGTGTAGCAAATGCACAAGTAGCGTCTAGCTTTACTGAACAAGTGCAAGCAGCCACAGCTACCCCCTCTACACAGGCTACTGTACAAGGACAGCTTGCACAGCTAACTGCTAACTTTGACGCTTCTAATCCTCCTGCATGGGCTGCAGGTGCTTTGCGGGGGGTACAGGCACAGATGGCTGCAAGGGGGCTTGGTGCGTCTTCTATCGCTGGTCAGGCTATGGTTCAAGCAGCACTAGAGTCTGCTATTCCTATTGCACAAGCTGACGCATCTGTTACCGCACAGTTTGAAACACAAAATCTTTCTAATCGTCAACAACGTGCTATGTTGTCTGCTCAACAACGGGCGCAGTTTATAGGTCAAGAGTTTGACCAAGCCTTTCAAGCACGGGTACAAAATGCTGCTAAGATTAGTGACATTGCCAATCAAAACTTTACGGCAGAGCAACAAGTACAGCTAGAAAACTCTCGTGCTGCTAACACAATGAACCTTAATAACTTGTCTAATAAACAGGCTCTTGTTATTGCAGAAGCATCAGCACTAACTCAAATGGATTTGTCTAACTTAAATAATAGACAACAGAGTGCTGTACAAAATGCATCTAACTTCCTGCAGCGTGACATGGCTAATTTGTCTAATTCACAACAAACAGAACTATTTAATGCACAGCAAAGAGTGCAGTCTTTGTTTACTGATGCTGCTGCAGCTAATGCCGCATCACAGTTTAACGCATCTAGTCAAAATCAAGTAGATCAGTTCTTTGCAAATTTAGGTTTGCAGACATCACAGTTTAATGCTACACAGTCTAATGCACAGTCACAGTTTAATGCGGGTCAAGCCAACACAGTTGAAAGATTTAATGCAGAGATGAATAATCAACGTGACCAGTTTAACGCACAGAACCAGCTAGTAATTGCACAGTCTAATGCACAGTGGCGTAGGCAGTTAGCTACAGCAGATACAGCTACAATAAATCGTGTAAACGAAATTAATGCACAGAACGTACTGGATATATCTAAGACTGCTTATGATAATCTGTGGCAGTATTATGGCGATACTATGGAGTGGGCATGGAAGTCTGCAGAGAATGAGATTGATCGTATTAGTGCATTGGCTATTGCAGAGTTAGATGCTAAGACGCAGGAAGCTGTATCAGCTAGACAAGCAGCATCGTCTTCAGGTAAAGCTATTGGTAGTTTGATTGGCACACTTGGTAGTGCTTGGATTGGAGGTTTATAATGTCTATGTATGGTTCTACACGTAATTACAATCCCGGTATCGCTCTATATAAAGCAATGGATATTGAGAACTTGCCACAAGAACGTGCGCCATCTAAAGAAGGTGGACTACTTGTACGTAAAGATATGGGCATGGCTAATAAAAATATGGATCAGTCTAACCCTGTATTTAGGGTTGCCAAGCAGATGGAAGTAATTCGTAAGTATAGGAACATGTCTAATGATGATGCTTGAAACTAATGAACCAATGTTTGACAGCCCTATTCCGGGTGAGTCTCTTACTTCAGAGTTAGGCGCAAGACCTTGGCAGTCACCGCCACAATATTCAAATGTGGATGATGCAATGGAATATTACCTGTCTCGCATGGCTCAAGAAGACTTTATGGTTCAGCTTGTAGACGTGCTAGAGATGGATGTTCCTGTAAGCGCACTAGCTAATACAATACAGTTGTCAGGAGTAATGCAGGGGCTGCATACGGTAGATGTAGGCATTCTTATTATGCCCGTGCTTATGGAAATGATTATGATGCTTGGCGATACGGCAGGTGTTAAATATCAAACTGGCTTGGATAATCCAAACAAAGGTAAGACTAGAAATAGTTTGCTGTCTAAGGTAGCTAAAAAGTATACAAAGACTTTAGAAGAGGTTGATGTTAAAGAAGTAATAGAAGAAGCAGAAGAAGAGGGTGAAAAAGAGGCCCAATACTCATCAGGTCTTATGGCACGGAGAAAATAATGGGATTGTTTAGCGGTGGATTTGGAACAGGTTTAGCTGAAGGTTTAGCTGAAAGCGTAGATCAGTCTTTAAAAAGTGCTATGAATAGACGTGATAAAGAAGTAAGTCGTGCCAGACAGTTTTGGGAAACACGGCAAGCACAGAAGATGGACCTTGCTGATGAGCATGATGCTCGTGTTGATAAAGCATTAACAACTTTAATTAATGAATTTAATGGAGATGAAGCAAAAGCACTAGCTGCTTATACTGCTATTGGCGGTACAGTAGATAGTGTAGAAAAGTATTTAACTGATGTAACTGACACTCGTGATAAATTAGGTGCTTATGACATTACAGACAAACTAAATTTAGATGGCTTAGATTTGTCTTCATATTATGATGAAACAACAGGTAAAGCTAAACTTACTGCAGGTAGGCAATCTCTATATCAAGAAATTAAGCCTATTGACGTGCAAACTCAAACTGCCTTTAGAGGATCAGGTTTACTAAATTTAATAAGTCCGGGTTCAGGAGATATAGGTGCAGCAGTATCAGAAGATGTTAACTCACTTATCAAAGCACGTACATATGAAGATGTTACCGACTTTGCTAAAGCTACGCTAGATAGATCAGGTCTTGTGGGAACAGAAGAGTATGCAAGAAAGGTTGCTGCAGAAACTCTAGTAGGCGAACCTAAATTCCAGTACAATCTGCTATTACTTTCTAATTCAGATTTAGATGATACCGAAAAAGAAAGAATACAGGATGAAAATTCTCGTATTCTACTAGGCACAGAACTATTTAGAGAAGCAGAGGCAGGTACTACAGGTGGCACTACTTTAACAGAGTTAACTAGCCAATTTAAAAGTTGGAGAACAGGTGTAGAAGAAGACATGGGTTACGTAGCAGGTAAACCGGGTCAAGCTGCTATTGTTGAGAATCCTCTTGGTGCAGACGGTGAGCCGACAGGGCAAAGGCTTACAGGTCAAGATGCTGTAGCTTACAGAAACAAGGTAGTAAATCAAAGACGTGTAGGCTGGGTAAAAGATAACCTGCTTGATGCAGACGGCGAGGCTGTTAGTGTAGATGCATCTGCATATATTACAGGTCATCAACTTGGCGGTGTTGTTAAACAAGTTCAAGAGGACATTGCAAAGAGTAAAGAAGATGGCACAGAAACAGAAGCAGAAACAATTACAGAAGAAGATTCAGATTTAGAATCTGGAGATATAGCTAAAGATATAGTGGGTATGGCTATAGAAGATTCAGGTTTTGATAAACCAGAAAACGTGATTTCTAATCCTTCTGGATTTGCTGAGTATATTATTGCTAATAATCCTAATGTCTCTATAGATTTATTAGCCAAACAAATGCAAGAAGCAGGAGTAGCGGCTAGTAAAATCATTGAAGTTTTAACTCCTATTAGAAGTAGAATAGAGCAAATAGAACAGCAAAGAATAAAGGAGGAAGCTGAATTAGAAAGTTTCTTAAATCCTTCTCAAGAAAATGAAACAAGTAAAACTCCTAACATACTTGAAGGAGCAGAAACTAGAAGGTTTGGTTAATGGCTTTTGATCCCTCCACTCTTCTTAAACCTGTAGATGAGGATACAAAGATAGAATCAACAGGTTCTTTCAACCCTTCATCTCTACTTGAAGTAGACGCTGAACCTATACCTGAAGAGTTTGCTCCACCCAAGCCAGACATTGAGTTTGATAAGCCAGAAGATAGGCAGCTAAATCAAGCTATATCTTTTGATGACATGGCTTCTGATACAGACTACATGGAAATGCTCCGTGAGTATCAGAAAAAACGCTTTGGTAAAAAGGGAGATCAAGAAGAGGGTGAAAGCAACGCTGACTATCTGCGTAGATTTCTAACACATACACGTGAGTTTGAGTTTAACTCTCTTGACATGGGCGCACAGCTTGATTGGGTGCGAACAGCAAGTGAAGAAGACCGCATGAAGTTTGGCTATTTGTATAGTCAGCTTGACAGACTGCCTGACTTCTATGAAGATGGTGGTACTGGTGCTGTATCTGCAATGCGTGACTTTGGTAAGTCACTTATATTTGACCCGCTTAACTATATCGGTTTTGGTACTGGTAAAGTTGCGGGTTTTGTTGCTACTAGAGCAATAACAAAAGCACTAAAAGAGGGCGGCAAAAAACTAGCATTAGAAGAAGCAGCTAAACTATCAGCTAAACGTATGATAGGTACAAAGGCTGGCAAGATTGCTGCTGGCGGTGTAGCTGTAGAAGCAGGTGCTGCTGCTGTACAAGACCTAAAGCAGCAAGAAGTAGATATGCTATCACAAAGGTATGGTGAGGACACACCTACAGAGCGTGACTTTGGACGGGCTGCATTAGTAGGTGGCATTGGTCTTGGTGCTGGTGCTTTAGGTGTTAAACTGTCTGGTGGTTTAGGCGGTAGCAAAATACTACGTAATGTACAAGATACATTTGACAAAAAACAAAAGATTGCAGATGGACTTGTTGCTAGAAACAAAGACCTTGCGGCACAAGAAGCTGCACAGCGTAGCGATAGTGCAACTCTAGTTCCCGGTAGTGATCTAGCTAATGGCATTATTGACTTAACACAGGGCCGTAAAGTTCTTGATGACTTAGCTGAAGGTGCTAGTGAAGATCAGGCTCGTGCCTACAATTCAGAAGTAATGAAACGTGTAGGCGGTGTGTTAACAGACATTGTTCGTGACATGGCTGAAACAGGCGATCTTGGTAAGATAGCTAACGCAGATACAAAAGCCTTTGAGGTTATGACTAAAGTATTGTCAGACAATCTTGCTACTGCTGCACAAAAAGGTGGCAAAGCAGGGGATGCTATTGAACAAACTAGAAAGATGCTAGATGATATAGAAGGCGGCGAAAATCTGTTAGACTTCTTGCCTGAAGGAACTACCAACGAGGAGTTAATTAACAGTCTTGAGCAAGCTATATCTAAGCAGGGCTTATCCATTGAGCAGTTTAGAAATGCGTTTGGCGCATCAGCTAGTGAAGCAGCTAAGATATTACAATCAGGAAGTCAAACAGGTAAAGTTCTAAAGGCATTCTTTGAGATTGATCCAGAGTTTCAACAGCAGCTAAAAGTATTTGATGATCCTGACGGGATAGTTGGCCCTATGGGCAAGGCAATAGAATTTGGTAGGAAGCTAGACCGTGAGCGTAGAGCATTAATGGTCACGCAGATATCAACTACAATGCGTAACGTATATAGTGCCGTGACTAGGCTGGGTATGGATGGCCTTGCAGGAACTTTAGAATCTGTAATATATCAAATGGGAAGGCAAGTAGATGCCTCACTAAATGGCACAACATCATTGTCTCCACCTAAGTTTAGTTTGCGTGAGGCTGTACGTGATGGCTTTGGTGCTTTAGGTAAGATGGCAGATGCTAACGAAACAGCAGAGATATCTGACGCTTTGCTGCAGCATAACCCAAGGCTTCTTGCTAATATGAACAGATCGTTAAACGAACTAGCACCTGACAAAGAGTTGTCAAAAGCCACACGGTTTCTTAATGGTCTTAACATAGGGCAAGATTTATTCTTTAGACGGGCTATCTTTGTAGATACAATTGATAAACAGCTACGCCGTTCTGGTCTTATTGTAGACAACCCTACTAAGGTAGGTCAGTTTAAAAGTATGGAAGAGTTTGTGGCATCAGGTAAAGTGCTGCCACCAAAAGTATTGGAGAATGCGGTTGAAGAGTCTCTGGCATTTACCTTTGCAAGAATACCTAAAGAGTCTGGTGGCAAGCCGGGTGATTCTCTTGCCTACGCTTTCTTAAAGTTTAATGAAAGACTAGGACCAATACCTGCTCCTATTGGTACAGCAGCGTTTCCATTTGCTAAGTTTATGGTTAATGCCTTGCAGTTTCAATTCCAGTACAGCCCTGCCAGCGTGGTCACAGGCGTCAGTAAAAGCGTGTTCACTAGGAAGGCTATACAGAAAGCCTCAGAGACTGCTAGGAAGGCTGGTGAACTAGCTGATGAGGCTGCTGAACAGGCTAAGAAGGCGGGGGATATGAACCTGTCTAGGAAGCTGCGTACAGAGGCTAAAGCACTAGCAAAAGAGGCAGACAAGAAAGCCACACAGGCGCAGCAAGTAGCTAACCAAGCACGTAAGGAACTATCATCGGGCATGGTTGGAACAGCCGCTTTATATGCAGCTATCAATCATCGTGCAAGTAATCAAGACACTAACTGGTATGAATATAAAACGGATGATGGTAGGACAGGTGATTTACGTCCATACTTCCCTATCACTCCTTACCTTGCTATCGCTGATTTAATAGTTAAAGCAGGTGTTACTGAAGATGTAACTCTAGGTACAATTGAGCAGCCTGATATATCTGCTGATGTAAATCTAGTTGAAACCTTTGAAGGTGTAACAGGCGCACAGTTTAGAACTGGTGCTAGTTCTTTTGTTATTGACCAATTTGAAGACTTAGTAGCAGGAGAAACAGATTTTCTTAAATCCGAAAAATTCGCTGAAGTAATGGGTCAATACACAGCAACTCTATTTGGTGGGGCTGTAACACCACTACGTGTAGTTCGTGATGTACAGGCTGCATATGATACAGAGGCTGCTATTGTTAGAGATGCTAAACAAACTAGCGGTATAGGATTTGGTGATAGATTTAGTAGCGGTTTTGCAGCTACGATACAAAAAGAACTTCCCGGTTTGTCTAAAGACTTACCAGAGTTCCAAGCAGCTACCAGAGAAGACCCTTTGTATAGGCAGAGTTCTCTTACTTCACAATTGTTTGGAACACCACGTAAGGTTGCAGAAAGGTCTGACGGTGAAAAGGAGTTGGTGCGACTTGGCATTAAAGATTATGCCATTGTGCCGGGAACAGGGGCTAAAGAAGCTGATGCCCTTGTAAAAAAGTATATGGGTATAGAGTTTGAAAAAGAAGTAAACAAACTTGTAAATACACCAGAGTACAAACGGTTAAGCCTAAATCAAAAGAAGGCAAAGATAACGAACACAATTAAACAATTTAGATCAAGAGCAAAACGATTAGCTGTAGTTGAAGCGGAGAATGATGCCTCTAAATTTAATAAACCGTTTACGGCATTTGATAAAGCACAATATACAAAGCTATCAAAGCTAAAACGTAGACTTGCTGATGACTACTACCGTCAACATCCTGATTATGGAGGTAGAAGTGTAATGGAGATGCAGGAACTAGAGCCAGAAGTAAACCATCTTAGATTGGCGATACGGATAGCTAACGCAGAGGCTAAACAATAAAAAAGGGGCAATTAAGCCCCTTCTTTTTTTATCCAGTATTCTAACTCCCACCAACCGTTAAAGTCTCTGACACAATCACATATGGTATTAGTTAGTGCCATGCCCACAATATAAATTAACCACAGGCACATAGCACCCCCTATAGTATACTTAACGATTGTCACCAGAGCCAGACAGAGTACCCCTAGCCTTGCGGTCAGCCAATTTCTGTAGATTGTTCTCCATGATATGTCCAAGGTCCATCCCCATTTCTTCTGCTAATACAGCACAGTACCACATAACATCACCAATCTCGTAGCCAATCTCTATCTTCTTGGCTTCATACTCGTCTGGTGGTGCGCCGTCACGAATAAACTTCTTAACCTTGTTAGCAATTTCCCCTGCTTCACCCGTCAGGCCCAGAGTCAAATACTCTGTGGCCTTTTCCTTTGGGAAGATGGCAGTTTCACACGCTGCTATCTGGTACGCTTTAGCTGTAATACCATACATATATTTCTCCTTCATCCAATCTTTAGCTTCTTGCTCTAGCTTGTTCATTGCGTTGCACTCTCTTTAGGTTGGCATAGTAAGCATCATTCCATCCTCTCTGCCACTCACGAAACTGCATTGTGTTATGGTGCAGCTTCCTTTCTACCTTGGGCTTTATCCTATCACTCTCAACAGACTCTCCCCAATTAAAGAAGTCTTGATAGCCCCACTCGTATTGTACTCTAAGTGGGGCATCGTATTTACTTAGGCCGTTACGCCGCATCCTCTTTCTCCTTCAGCTTGTAGTTAAATATCTTGATCGCTGTTACTCTATCAATCTTAAACCACTCGTTCTTTCGCTCCTTTGCAAAGTGAGTAAAGGCTTTGTGCATTTCTTTTTCTTCCATGTGCCTGTTGTCTGTTTTGATTCGGGCAACAATAGAGTAATCACGAAATGGTGAGTAGGTTTGATAGCTATTCAGACGATCATCAGCATCTTTAGCGCAGCCAATCTTTACCCACTCAGGCCAAGCCTCATTTACTATTACATAAACGTATCCAGCTACTCCTGAATCTGTACTCTCTAACTTCTCAAGAGAGTGTACGTGTGTCCATGTTTTCCAGTTGCCCGGTTTGTGCAAGGGGTCTGACTTAGGCACGTACTTACCATTAACAAACATGCGAGTAGTATTTTTACGTGCGTGAGATGCAATACGTCTACGAGTACCGTCTCCCGGTTGTATATACCACCATTCTCCGTCCTCAAACACAGCCTCTTCTTTTGTGTAGTTTGGTTTAAGACTATCTACGAACATAGTTACTCTCCCTTTTTTACAGACTCAGAAAGGTTCCTGCCAAACTCTGCGCTGGCAACTTTAAGCTGATCTAAGTGTAGTCGGGCAGTTCTTATTCTGCCTTTTAAATCTACTACTTGTTCCAGCATATACTTTTGCAGGTCAGTCAAATCATCAAAGGCGTAGTCTTCACCGTCAATATTAACTACCTGCTTGTCCTCACTTGTTTTCTTTTTTGTCATCGTGCTTCTCCTTTTCTTTTAGCCACTCTTTGTACTGTTCAGACTTGCGGGGTGGATTAGCTATCAACCAATCCTCTCCCCGTTTCCACACCAACTTACTCATTAAAGTAGTTGTCCAAAATATCTAGTCTGTCTTCATACATAGCCATCTTGTCTAACTCTGCTTGTATGGCTTCCATGATGTCTGAATGCTCTCCTATACCTGCTGGATTTTTAAGATAGACCTCAATATTCATACAATGCAACTGGCTATTAGCCTTTGCGTGTTGCTTTAGTGTTTGTATCATCATCTCTCTCATCTGTCAACTCCTTTCCTTCCGTATGCCAATCATACTCTTCATTGTTTTTGTCTACTGCTTTTGTGATTAATGATAATAAGCCTTCATTAATTAGTGCCTTTCTCGATTCATCATCACAATCAAACACAACAGTAGCTGAACCATTTTCATGTTCTACTACTTTTAGTACTTCAATTTTTCTTACCATTATCACTCCTTTTTCTAAACCTATGCTTGAAGAATACAATCAAATTGATTGTGGTGTTGACAGTGATAGCTAGTATCAGCCACCACTGCCACCATGTAGGCATGTCCACTCCTTCAATCATGCTGCATTCAAGTCCACTACCTCACAAGCATCTGCTGTACATGCCAACTCACGTCCTCCTGTTGTCATGTCTTCTTTCTCAAACTCCTGTAGCTTTGCCCAATCAACACTTCTAGGCATCTGTATTATCATAGCATCATATTCATCTTCTGTACAGTCCTGATATGGTGCTTGCTTATACGTGTGGTCACTGAATGGTAAGAAACTGATGCCTGACACTTCATCAAAGTGTTTGTACACCCATGCACCTACATCCATCCACTCATTCTCTTTGACAGAGATTGTCACTGACGGTTTGTGTTCGCACCAATAACGCTGGTAGGTAAGCCACAACTCAAGCTGTTCAATAGCCGACAGGATTGTGCGTGTAACAGCCCCACGTGGTGATGCCATTGGAAAACTGAACACTGTAGTGGACTCTGGCTTCATAACATCTGGCTCTGCTGGTATACCTTCTGACATAAGGAACTGTGTAAGTGGGTCTTTGTTATCTCCACGTACAGTACGAATGTAGTGTGGATTATGCCTCGCATGTATGCCACTGGCACTATCTACAAGCTGTGACACTGTACCACTAGGCTTGACGCATGTAATGGCTGTTGACTGTGGAATACCAAGCTGTTCAGCCATAGCAGCGTTAGTCTCTACTGCTGTATCACGCAATGTCTCCAGTGTTTGCCCAATGTTCTTGCCAAGATGGGCTGATGTACCACTAAGCAAGTCGTTGTCCATGATGCCTGTAAGTGATACACCAAGCAAACGCTCTTCCTCTGTATTCTTCTTCCATACATTACGCAGGTATTTGAAGTCAGTTAGTGTGGATTGGAACGTGCCTAAGATTGTAGCAAGGCGTACCTTCTCACGTAGCGTCTGCTGCGTGTCACTGGCACGTGCTACTACCTCCGACAGATTACAGAACTGATATGGACGCAATATAATTTCACTGCAGGGGTTGCACCCGAAACTATGTTCTATCTCACGTCTACCATTCTTAGCTGCCTGTACCTTTGCTGCTTCACGATTGAAGATACCACGCTCCCCTGACTTAGATTCATACAGTGCTACCCACTCACGCATGAATGTACCCATCTCTGGCTTGCCTTTGTAGGCTACAGAGTTGTTAGCTAACGCACGTTGTGGTTCTGTATCCCACCACTGACCTGACTTGGCATGTGCCATCTGGTCATCACCAAGATTAGACAGACTAATAAGAGCAGAACGGCGTACACCACCAACAACTACAACCTCACCAATCTTGCACATGATATCGTGACACTCAACGGGCCATAGTCTGCGACCAGTAGCTGCCTTGAACTTGTCAATAACAAACTGGAATAACTCTTCTAGTGGTGCTGGGCCACTGGCACGACCACCAAATGTCTTGAGCCTTGCACCTGCAGGACGTACATCGGATACATCCCACTTTGGTATCTGACCAGCATATAACAGAGAGATAAGTTCACGCAGAGACTTTGACCAACCGGGGCGGCTATCACCTACCTTTATTACTGTATCTGTGTCATGCATCACCTCATTAACTATAGGCAGCTTGTCCACGTTCTCACGCTCTACAGAGAAGCCTACGCCTGTGCCACACATAAGTATATACATAGTCTCATCAAAGGCTCTAGGGCTGTCTATAGGCACGTAGGAACAGTTATATGCACCCACGTGGCAGCGGTCTAGCGCAGGGCCAGCAGTCATCAATGCTCTCATGCTGGGCATGATGTCTTGATTCAATACAGCTTGCTCTAGTTCGCCTCTTAAATCATCAGGCATTACATATCTGCACGTGCTATACAGATGGTTCTTCATGTAGTCAAAGTATCGTTCTACTGTCTCGCCCCATGTCTCACGGCGTTGTTCATCTTCTTTCCATCGGGCATACCGTGATAGCGCAATGAAGTTTTGGTAGTCTGTTGGTAGGTAATTGTTCATATCCATCACTCCGTTATAGTTCTTATTGTTCTAATGTCAGCACCGTCTACATCATAGATGTATTCACGTATGCCATCCTCTATTTCTTCCCCAACCTGCCCATCCGCAGGTATGGGGTATTCTTCCTCGTCAATGTCGAGAGTAATAAATACTTTAACTCTCATCACTCGCTGCCACGTCTTCTAGTAGCGAATTTAAATACCATTTAGCTTTCTCCAAATCCTCAAGTGGTCTGCCTTTGTAGTCAAACCGCCATAAGTATTTCATAATGTTGCCTTGCAAATAGTATTTAAAGTTAGGACCAAGTGCAGCTTGGATGGCAGCAATGCACTCAATGCCTGACTGATTATAATGTGATGGACTATTCACCATGTCTTTGTCAACAGAAGGTGGATAATCTTCTATGTTGTCAACATCACTTTGCCTCATTGCCTGTCTCATATACTCTTCATGTCTCATATTATGCACTCCCTTTAGTCTTTGATGAAAACTGTAACCGTACTACGTTGCCATCTTCTTGTTTAACAACGACAGAAGGCTCATCATATTCTTCTTCATCTTCTAAGTCAAGTTCTTCCATTACAAACTCATGCACTAAATTACGTAGTTCTTTGTTGCTCTCCATTAAAGGAACGGTAGCACACATCATACGTACAAAGTGCATAACCTGCGAGTAAGACTCATCGTCTAATGGATTATCTGGACCTGTTATAATAGATATATCAATCTCCCCCGTCCACACAGCTTCCTTACGCCCATTTGCATTTGCTTGCATGTCACAGCCGGGGCGTATTCTTATCACGTAGTCTTCATCGTTGTAGTACTCCTCATCATTGTGCATACTCATCTCCTTTTTACTTTACTTCCTGTGAATTTGATAAACTTTCTGTGCCTATTCTTACCCTTCTCTTTTAGCCAATCCTCTGGTATGATCCTGTCATAGTAAAGAAACCCGTATCTTATACACCACTCTGCATAAGAAGACTTAGCACCTTTGCGTAGCTTACGTCTACTATTCTCAAACACAAAGCGTATGTCTAACTTAGGGTGTTGTTTCTTAATTGCAAGATGCTTACGTCTATCTGCTGCAGTAAACATACCTTTTGTTTCTATAATGATGCCGTTGAACAGCACGAAATCTGGCGTGTATGTACGATAGGCTAGGTCTTCCCATTCTATCTTTACACACTCATAGTCATACTTGATAGAGAGTTCCTTTAGGTACTCTGCTAGTTTTAACTCAAGCCCACTACGATAGCCGTACTTACGTGCTGCTCTAAATTGTTTTGCGTTAGGCATATTCTTCTGCCATACTTATGTATGGAACCATCTTAGGTTCTTTAGCCTGTGACTTTACCGCTGGACGTTCTGTCAATGTAGGCCAACACGTAAAGCGATAGGAACAGAAGATACAGTTCTCATTAAGCACTGTATTGCCTGTCTCCTTACCTCTAAACTTTTCAGGCACTGCATCAAAGCAACGCTTGAACGTGTTATCTTTTACAGTCTGTGCTGTATCCTTAATCTTGGTTATCTCTTCATCCAAGTCAAGGTTTGTGGCTGGTACATATTTAAACTCACCGTTGGCTTTGTTTACTACCCACCATCCACCAGCACGTTTGCCTGATGCCTTGGCGTAGCCAGCAAGCTGACCCACATACCCAAAGCTATCGTGACTAGCTAACGTGTCATAGCTGTCGAACTTGTTTCGATAGGACCAGCTAGAAGCTGACTTGATATCATCAACAGCACCATCAATAACAATATCATATGTGCCGTTAATGGATGTATCATCATCAACTTCAAGAGTAACTTCCTTATTGTCTTCATAATCTACTCCAGCTTCTTTCAATAGTCCTTTGAACACAGCCTCTACGATATCACCTAGCATCATGTTCATTACGAATGTAGTCGGTAAGGGCAACGCTTTCTCTGGCTGATTCTTCTGGAACCAGAGTTGACAAGTTGGCCTACCCACATTTGACATGCGTAGCCTAAACTCGTCACGCTTATTGCCCCCACCAAACTGGCGTTTTAATGCGTCAGCAACATCATTAGCTACTTGAAGAACTGTCTCTTCCGACATGGTGGAATTACCATTAGCAGCATTAGTCATGTACTGGTGCAACGCCAGTTCAGCAGGATGGTTCATTACGCTACCTCTTCTACTTCGATATCCATAATCGAATCCAGATCAACTTCCATATCATCTTCGATATGGTTAGCCTTCTCTGCATACGCATTGATGATATACTCGTTGTAGTTCTGTACCCACTGCATGAAGTCAGCAAACATAGTCTGCTCTTTCTCAGTGAGGTCAAGGCTAACGGTAGTATCAAGGCTTACTGTTGGCAGATAGAACACAGCACCTGTAGGAATCTTACGCTCCTCTGATGTAGCTGTGATGATATGCTGCACAGGCAGACGCTTCATCTTTGCCAAGCGAGTAAAGACCTCACCAACAATCTTGAATGCATCACGGTTCTCAACTTCCCAGATGAATGCTGTGTCGTCTACATCGACAGACTCCCCATGCTCATCTGTTGCGTTGACAAGTTCAACCATGCCAAGCACTACACGCACACGCTTGATAGACTTAATGAGTTCCTTCATCTTATCAGGAACAGAGTTCCAATCCTTGATAAAACCAGCAGGTTTACCACAATTGAATCCACCATCGTTGTCTTTCAAGTCGATGTTAAGATTATCAGCCATGACAGTCTTAACGTAGCGGTTAGATGAACCTGCATCACCACGAATAAAACGCTTATACATGAAGCGTTGTACATACGGGCGAATCTTTACAGATTCAGCGTAGTAGGTAGGACCGTCTGGTATCTCCAGCTTATAGGTTCCACCTTTAACCAGTACCTTTTCCGTACCGATAATAGGTGAGTGATTGATACGCAGACGTGCAAGGGTGCTTGCCTGTTTACGCTCACCAATTCCTTCATGGGCGATGCCCATAGCTTTAGCCATTTCCGCATAGTTAGCGGTATTGATAGTTGTAAGTTCCATATTTTATACTCCTTCTTTTGAGTTTGAATCCATAGTTATATCACGACACATCCTTAGTGTCAAGCCAGTTGGGGCCAATTTTTGCCTCTAGTTCTAGTGGAACATTGAATACCAACCCCCAACGTATGGTAATCAAGTCAGGCAATACTCTGTTAGTCTCTTGTATTACATCAATACATCTCCTCTCCTCATCTGGGTGAACATCAATGACGATTGAATCGTGTACAGTATTTACCACACATGATTGCATACCGTCAAGTAGTTTTTCTATGTGCAACAAAGCCAGTGGCACAATGTCTGCCGTAGCGAATGACTGCACGGGATAGTTCTTGATCTGTGTAAAGTGTGACACTCTACCTGTATGCTTACGCACTACATCAGGAAATGCAAACTCCCTGCCAGATGGTGTAGCTATCTTCTGGGTTGCGATAGCTTCTTTAGCCAACTTGGAGTGCCAAGCGGCAACTCCCGTGTACTTCTTTGTGAAGTGTTGGTAGTAAGATGCTTCTGCTTGCGTCCTTCCGAACCCAGTGGCCCCGTAGAGGGGCGCAAATGTATGCGCTTTCGCATCCTGTCTGCTCGTAGGCTGACCAGCATTAGTAATAACTTCAGCGGTGTATGCGTGTACATCAAACCCAGTAGATACTTCTTCAATTGCAACTCCATCTTGTGATAGGTAAGCGGCAGTGCGAAACTCTAGCTGTGCAAAGTCTGCTTCCATTATCTTACCATTGTCGAATCGTGATACGAATACCTTCTTCACGGGGAACGTACCACCACGTGGCATGTTCTGCATGTTAGGGTCTGCACCACTAAACCTGCCAGTAGCTGTGCGGTGCTGTAGTAAACGCACGTGCAGCCTATTGTCAGGCTTTGTGTGTAGGCTGATCCCCTCTACAAAGGACGACAGGTAGGTATCCACAGCGGATAGTCTGCGTACTTTATATAGGAAGTCAACCGCATCTGTCATGCCTTTAGACTTGGCTGTATTCTCTAGCAGTTCAAGATTAGACTTGCTTGTGCTAAAGCCATTGGCACTAGCCCACTTGGCTGATGGTGGCTTAAACTTCAGACCAGCCAGCGTTTGGCTGTGTGTAAGAAGATAACCATCACCAGAACAAGTAGGACACTTATTAGTTCTTGAGTACGGGGTTCCATCTTTCCTTACCTTTCTAACCTGACCACTGCCATAGCACTCCTTGCATTGACTAGCTTTGGTTTTGTATACACGTTCTGTACCTGCTGCAACGAGGCTGCGAAAGTCTTGTTCATCCATGTAGGGGTCAATGGCGTTGCCCCAATAGGGCTTGTCCAATACCTTACGGCTGTAGATAACCCAAGACAACTGCTCTGGACTATTGAGGTTGATAGGAGTGTCACCCATCAGCCTACGAACATGGGTATTTAGATCGTCAATAAGTTGACGCTTCTCCTGTTCAAACTCTTGACGCACCTCATCCAGCTTGTCCATGTCTACGGTAAAGCCCCGCTGGTAAACACGTGACAGACATACAGCCACCTCGTTAGTCAGATCAACTGTACCACGGAGTCCTGCGTCTGCCTCTGTGTTGAGGCGGTATATCAGCTTATCTGATAGTTGCTGTGTAGCGTGTAGGTCAGCAGATAGGTACTCACACAACTCATCGTAGGGTATGTCACGGGTAGAATAACCCTTCTTGAAATACTCCTTGAGTGTGTCTTGCTTCTTAGTGTCTAACTCATAGCGTTCTGCACAAGCCTCAAGAGACAGTGGCTCTTTGATACCACGCTGTAGCACATACTCTGCCAGCATCGTGTCGAACACGGGGCCATCATACGTAAAGCCAGACTCCCACAGCCACAACAAGTCGTGCGCTGCGTTATGCATTATAAGTATAGTGGCTTGATCTAACCAATCCTGCACCATCTCTCTACCAAAACCCGTAGCTGGTTCATCACTATGGTCAAAGGTAACGATAGCTTTGTTACCCTGATCGTTTAACATACCCACCATGACCAGCGTATTGTCTGTCTCAAAGGGGTCCATGTGCAGCTTGCCACCACGCTTGGTGACGGTGTTCTCTACATCAAGTGTTAGCTTCATCTTTAATCCTCACTTTTACTTTAGTTACTAAGTCCATCGGTATCTGATAGAAGTATTCGCCTTTGCTTATATACTTATTCGGTACTTCCACTGGCGTCAAGTCCTTTATCTCTTCCGACAAGAATGTAACTGCATTATCTAATTGTTTATTCCATATGTAAAACAGCGTAGGCTCATTGAAGAACTTCTGCTTGCGCTGTGGCAACTGCACCGTTTCATATGGGAAGTCAGGGCCAGACCACACCACCTTCACCTCACACTCTACACATATGCTATTATTATCTTGTGTAGCTATCAGGTCTTGGGCGTACTTGTCTGGGTGATCCTTTACCTTGTACCCCTTGAGAGTTAGGTGCTGTCCTGTACGAATACGTGCAGCCCTGTCATACTTCTCAAAGGATGCTTTGTTAAATGGCTTTGTCCTCATACTCCGTACCTCGCTGTCAAGTAGTCTAAGTCACAGTTGACCATGCCATGCCAGCCGTTCAACTTGTTCTTGACTACGTTAATGTGGCGTAGTGGGCTTTCCTGTTCCTCACCCTCTACATGTGGTGCTTTGCCTATCAGTAGCATGAGGTCAGCCTCTGCTGCCTTACCTGTACGTGACCCCTCCATCATGGATTGATTCAGTGTGGTACGCCCCTCTGCCTCTGCTGATAGCTGTGACATATAGAATACTGCACAGTCGTATGTCTTAGCAATCTGCCTAGCATATATGGCACAAGCCTTGAGTGCTTCATCAGGTCTGGCATAGTTACCGCCAGCACTGAACTTGTCACCCATGTCAAGCACAAGAATGTCAGGCTTATACGACTTGGCTACAGACTCAACCCACGCCATGTCACGACCCTGACACTCCTTGATCTTGATGTTCTTGGATACGGGATAGTAAGCAGCAGATGCCTTCTGAAAGTTCACGCCAATCTCATACCGTGACATGCCAGATGCAGCATTAAGATATCGCTCTGCTACACGCTTGCCAGCCTCTTCGTTGCACAGGATAATACAGTTAGCACCTTGGTGTGCAAACCCGTTAGGACCAGCGATTAGAGAGGCGTGGAACGAGGTCTTGCCCACGTTAGGTCTAGCACCTACCTCAATCAAGTGACCGCCGCTGATGCCGTCTAGCTTACGCATTACAGAGGGGATGTTGAACTTCCAACGTGCCTCTTCTCCGACTGCAGCCATGATGCTTTCTATGCTGATGTCCTCCCATTCGATATTCATGTTAGGGATGAAGTCATCATTGTACTTCTCCATCAGCCCACGCAGGGCTTCAAGAGAACGGTTGTCACCGTTGACCATATCAAAACCTAGTTCAGCTACCTTCTCTCCGACTACCCGCTGGAACAGCTTGGATAGAACCTCCTGTGCTACATCGCCACCCAGTGGCGTCTCCTTCTTGATCTGTGCAAACAAGCTGGCATACCCCTGCTTTTGTGCAGTGGTCAATGTCGGATTGCCTGATATAAACAGTGCCTCAATCTCATCGGGTGTGACCGTGCGATTGTACCTGTCCATAGCTGTGTCGATAGCTTGCTTGATCTTTCTGTTGTCCGAACTGAACAACTCTGATGGACATTTAGAACCACGATGGTCATCGTAGAAGTCTTTGTCCATCAGGCTTCTGATGAGTGATAGTTCCATGTTAGTCTCCTTCGTTGGTTATCGCTGCCAGTGCAGCTAGGTCATCGGGGTGACGGTACTTCAGATCGTCCGTCAGTTTGAGTACACGCACGTTGGCTACGTGTCCTCTAAGTTCTTTGGCAATCAATAGCGTCTTCTTTAGGGCATCGGGGTCCAGTGCTATGATTGCTGTTGAGAACTGCGAGAGATACCTCTTGTGTGATTCAAGCATGGATGTACCCAACATGGCTACCCCGACAAGCCTTACATCCTCGCCTACAACTGCGGCACTCACACAGTCCTCAACAACTACGGCGACTTTACCACACCCTGACGTGTATGGCAAGCCACTTTTTCCATATCGTTTCCATTTAGGTAATCGCTTACCCAATGACCTGCCTGTGGCATCAACGATAACACCATCGTGTTTAACGGGGAACACAAGGCGATCTTCTTTTACATCCCACATAAGGCCCAGCCTGTCCTTGTCTATGCCCCACGTGGCACAGAACCGTTTGATGTACAGGCTGTCCGTATTGTGTGTGATGTAGGTGGGCAGGATAAACTTGTCCTCTGCAAAATGCTCTACACCATGTAATGCACGGCGTACATCTTCAACAGCCATGTGTACTCTTGTGCCACCACTTACATCACACGATGCTTTGTAGCAGTTCCACACAAGACTGCCCATGCTATTTGTCACAGTAAAAGTCTTACGTCCTTTGCATATAGGACAGTTCATTCGTTGGGTTTCACCTACACCTACGTGTAAATCACTTACAATGTTATATATATTATCCATGTATATACACCTTTCTTGTCGGCAGTTAAGTGCTTTTATCACGAGATTTACGCATTGTCAATGCATTATTAGCACTGGCATATGTATTTTTCATGTACGGTTTGACAGACTGTGGGTTAGTATGTCCTGTAACCGACATGATCTGGCCCATAGATACACCAGCCTCTACCATCTCTGTAGTACCAGTGCGGCGTAGGTCCATCAGTCGTAGTTCATCAGACAATCCAGCTTCACGCATGACGACACGTCCTGCTTTGCCTAGCCTGTCCAAGCCATAGGGTTCGTACACGCCCCTGACGGGTCTCACACGGGGCGCAACGTACTGTTGAAAACCAAAGTCCTCCTGCTGTTGTATCAGCATAGAGTGTAGGTCATCTTCAATAGGTAATGTAACCTCTGCCCTCTTCTTTGATTGCTCAAGGTAAAGTTTCTTGTCAGGCAAATCTAGGTTATCCCATGTAAGCAAGCGCATATCACCCAATCTTTGACACCATTCGTATGCCATCTGTACTATCAATCCGATACTACGCCACTCAAACGAACTATATGCAGTGTCAAGAAAATGACGCACGTCATCCTCTGACCACACCACCTTTCGTTGTGGTGCAGTCTTACGTTTAATGTTAGCGAATGGATTGAAGGTGGCATACTCCATGTCGATGGCGTAGTGATACAACCTAGACGATGAGTTCCTCACGTGATTCGCAAGCGTAATACCACGCACAACCCATTCTTCGTAGGCGTGTTTAGCTTGCTTGCTTGTCACTTTGTCGTAGGCTGTATCACCAAACTGATCCGACATGACAGACAGAAAGTACCTATAGTCTTTCTTAGACTTGTCTCGTAACATATTGAAATCGTTAGAGACTAGGTACTTCTGTATCAGGTCATCGACAGTCCTCATGCTGCAAGTAACTCCTTGAACTGCTTGCTGTCTACCCAGCGAGATACCTTTTCTTCACGCTCCCACATTGAGACAGCATCGGTATCCTTGCCAGTGTTACGCAGCTTGAATCCGTTACGCTCATCAGCATAGGTGGCGTAGTTGGTGAAAGCAGAGTACAGAGCAAAGGCATTGTTGCCACGCACACCAGCCTCTTGATTGTACAATTCAAACATACGCTTGGACTTGCCTTTGTCGAGAGACTCAAGCATAGACTTCACATTGTCTGCATACAGAGGCTTGTTAGCCCAGCCTTGCAAGCGTTCTGACTGTGTATAGAAGTCCTGCTTGCTACGGTTTAGCTGGTCAATGAATGTGTCAAGGTTGAACCCGCTGGTGTTCTTACGGCGTACCTTGTCATGCTCACCACGTATCTGCCCATTGGTGCAGAAGAAGTCGATAGCACCAAACAGTACCGTGTTTGAACACGTACCGTCCACACCATGCAATGCAATGATGCGCTGTGCTATTTCAGTCTCATGCTTTGGCGTAGTAATCTTAGCCTTCACATTAGGCAAGGTCATGTCCATCATGGCCCAGCCATTGTGATGGGCATCACGCCATGCAATGTTAGCACCGTCCACCTCATGTGAGGAAAGGTTCTCTGTCACTGCGTCCATAACGCTGCGAAAGAAGTCACCATGTGATGCACAGGTGAAGTCTTTACCAACAATAGCAATGGGTTCGCCAGTGCTGCGATTGATTACATACTTCTTGTCACTAACTCTAGTGGGTTCAAAGTCTACCTTGAAGTCAAGTTTCTCAGGGATATATTCTAATGGCATATCTATTCTCCTTTTGGTTGTAAAGATGCAGTTATATCATATAACGTAGCATCGGTCAAGTGTCATCCTCATCCCACTGATAATCTGCATACCAGCTTGTGCCAAAATCTTTGTTACTTGGCTGGGCCAAACCGAAATGCCTAGCAAGAAAATCATCAGCACCATCTAGTTCACGGATGGTATCATAATCAATACATGCCTTATCAGATGTAGTTATGTTGAAGTCTTTGATAGCATTGACGATGCTACGCAGACGTTCAATCTGGTGGCCTTCTAGTTCTATCTTACACTTTTTACTTTTCATATCACTTCTCCTCTACAAGTTTGGTTAGCAGTTCCTCAATCCTACCCATGAGGACATTGATTGCAGTCGCAATGTGTCCTGTGTCGGTAGGTTGCATACGTGCTTCCAGTTGTCTCACCTCCTCAATCAAAGCAAGAATGTGTTGTTTATGTGCTTGTCTGTTCATGGCTAAACTCCTCTTTTAGAATGTACATACTGATATCGTGTGCCTTATCTTCTAGTAGATAGGCAAGTTCACTAGCATAGTCCTCGTCACTACATCTGAACCAGTCGGCCCAATGTTCTAATGAACCAACATATGCTCTAAGGTTCTCCTTTATCTCATCATCATTCATGCTCACCTCCTGTTAGCGTCCAACTGTGGCGACAGTTAGTTTGCCAGTTGTCATTTATCCAATCACATTCGTACACTGCACAAACAATGTCACCTGTCATGTCGTCAGTCCAGATATTTAAGTCAAACATCCTGTCACCTATCTGGTATCCATACCACATATCCTCGTCATCACATGACAAATAGTCAGGCAGTGAATCAGTTTCATAGTAAGCAATCAAATCCCTACGTTCATAGTCAGATAATACAAGGTCAAAACCGCTGTCGTAGTTGTCACTCATGCTCATTCTCCTCTTGAACTACAAAATGCACAACAAAAAGACCTTCTGCGTCTTTGCCATATTCTGCATATATTTTGTTCTCTTCTATAAAACTTGTTACAAGTTGCTCAACTTCAGAGCGAGGCAGTATTTTATATTCACTCATGCTCACCCCCATTGCCTCTACCCAATCCACCAAAGTAATTGGGCTTGCGTCTTGCTGTCTCAAATACACCCGCCGTGATGAACACACCAGCAATCAGCAGGGCATGGGCAATAGCACTAATGCCAAAGACCACGATGCTACCCATCCACATGCTGAAGATGATACACCACATCCACGCCAGCATCTGCATTACCAGATGCCGTGTGTTGTTGTCAGGTATGTGACGCAGTGGGTTGTACCTGCTGTCCATGATTAAGTTGTATATGTTACTCATCACATGGCTCCATACTAAAGTATACATACTTGTTGTCCACTGCAATGTGTGGCACGTCTGGCCTAGCATCCTGCTTGCCTACATATGTAAACGTGCAATCCCATTCCAGCTTGTCATTCATGTCTTGTATAAACTCTGCATTGTCCTGTGAGAACATGGCAAAGCTAAAGACTACTATTAGTGCAATCATAATTATTCTCCTTCTATTATGTCATCTATCGTATGCGTTGCTGTACTCATGCACTTTGAATGTTCATCCTCTGAAAGACGAAACTTAATCGCCTCCCACTGGTCAACGATACTATGCCACAGTTCTGGATTATCCTCACGCAGTTCAGTCCTAGTGTGGAAAATCTCTATGTAGTCCTCCTGCATACTGTGCATCTGCATTCTCTCTTCTTTTGTGAGCCATTTAGTCATCAGCGTCCTCCTTTATCAAGCATAGCATGGTTGTGTATACACGATAATTGCCACCAGTGCCGTGCCACTTAGACTGCGACTTGGCAATTACCTTGTCACCAAACCAAGTGCCGCCCACTTTGGGTGCATACACATGATTGCCACCACGCTTTCTGTCTCTACGACTGTGGTGGTATATGTGGGTATCCCATGTGTAACCCTCTGGTGCTTCATATGTATTGCGATTAGCTGGGAAGGCAGCAAAGAAATCTTGTATGACATCTTCATGGCCTTCTACGTTTGGTATTGTGCTTCTTTTGGGCATTAGCAGTGTCCCTCTTGGCTTGTTTCATATTCCTTGATGTACAGGAACTCAATACGCTTGTTTGGATACAAGGCTTGCGCCATTTCCAATGCGTGTTCCATTGCGTTATCCCACCTTGATTGTTCAAGTGCGGCGGGATGGACATTTACCTGTCCAGCCTCGCTGTCAATCTTAACACCTACTTGCCAATACATTATGTGTCTCCTTTCTCTACTAGAAAAACTTCTTTGTTGCAGTCATCACATTTACTTTTCGGATGCAACTCATCTGTGTATACATCCTCATCATAGACTAGCATCCACGATATGCGGTTGGCACGAACCCATGAGAGTTCCCACACATTCGTGCCACCACATTCATAGCAAACCCACTTGGTCATGCAACCTTCTTTGCACGACCACGACCATTACGAGCAAGGTCACGCAGGTTGCTGATGGTGAAGCTACCCACCTCCACAACGATAGGCTTGTTGCGGTTCTTGCGGCGCACGGCCTGTCCAAGTGCCTTGTGTACCTTGTCCAGAATGATACCAGCCACAGCCTCCGCTGTGTACTGGATGTAACCACCTACCTCGTCCTTTGTCTCACGAGTAGGCTCAAGCACCATGTCATAGAACTTACCACGGCCCATAGCTACGCCATGATACTCACGGTACAATGCCTCTACTTTCAACAGCTTGGCTTCAAACTCTGGCGATGCAATCACCTGTCCTGTCTTGCCTGTTGAACGCTTGAAGTATGTACCTGATGGGATGGTGTTCTCAATGTTGAATGATGTCATGGTAAAATCTCCTTTTAGTTTGTTGGGGTTTAAGTGTCCGATGTCGGACGGTTTTAGTAAGCCCATACGTATGGCTTACCTTCATACTTGCCGACAATGATAGTGTCAGCGTCAGTAACGGGTTGTCCTATGTCCCTGTATACAAAGGTATCATTGACATAGGGGTTGTAGGTGACAGCCCTGCAAGTATTCTGCATGAATAAACGTGCAGTGTCAGGTGTAAACCTGTACTCTATCACAGTGCCTACAGCAAAGGCGTGGACATTCTTCTTGCCCTCACGCCGTACCTTGGCCTGTCCTGCCTTACGGACAACGAATTTGGCATCCGATATGACACAGGTTGTCACATGACGTATTACTCTGCCTGTCTTGCGGTCTTGTACGGACCAGCACTTCTTGTGAAGATTCCAATATACACGTACCTTATCCATAGTTACGCTCCTGTGTTTGCTGTACGTTACGCCGTGCCATACGCCGTATGTTTTGCTTGCGTTTCTTTTCTTCACGCCAATGGTCACGCTTGCCTTCTGGCTTAGTTGTCTTTTGGTTCTTCATGTTTTCTAGCTTGATTTGCATCGTGCTTGTCCTTCTTACGATTGTACTTTGTTTTGTCAGGCACTACTTGTTGGCGTCTGCGATTACTCTGTAGGAGTGCCTTGGCTACAGGGTTGATTGTCTTAGTACGCATTGTCAAATCTCCAAGTGTCCGATGTCGGACAGTTCTAGTATACCTAAGTGATAAACACTTTCACTAAAGTTCAAGTGTATATCACATAAGGTATACATAAGGGGTTGCTAGTTGTCAATGACAAATCCAGTGTCATCACGCTTTGCCTTGCCTTTGGCTTTGAGGCCAACGACTACACCTTTGGGATCAAGAAAGCGCAAGTCATCTTTGTCACCGTCAATGACACGCAAGCCACGGAACGTAGCAGGTAGCTTGTCACGAAACACCACAGCCATGTTTACGCCAGTGTCAAGCACTGCCTGATATACCTTGTCGGCATAGTCCATGTCAGCCTCGCTGTAAGACAGCGTGATATGGTAGTTGTCAGGCAAATCCTGATAGGCACGTTTGACTACCTTTGTGTAGTCATAAAACTGTGACAAGGGGAACAGCTTGGCAATGCGTATGCCATCCCCCTTGTCATCCGTACCGCCTAGTCGTATGCAAGGTGTTATCATGTTTTTGAGACAACGCCTTTGGAATGTCTCAATGTCCTTATACAAGGCATCATAGAATGCCACAGGGTCCGACAGCAAAAGCATTGTCTTGCGTTCTCTGCCACGCTGTACGCTAGACATTTGCCCACGTCCTGCCGTAAACAGACAGCCGACATGGCACTGTGCTTTCTCCGCCATAGCACACAGGTTGTGTACCTTGCCTTTGAACACGGTCTTAAATGGCTTGAGGTAACGGATGGCTGTTATGTATTCAGAGCCATCACCTTTGATTGTCTTTGCATTATTGCCAACACCGATAATCGAATAAGTCATCTGCTTCTCCCGTGGATTGCATCCATCATGTGTTTACAGCCGCCGATAGCACACGCCGTGCCACCAAGTGCTGCCCAGAAATGTCCGTCAAGGACAGAAAATATCAAGGCAATGCTACCAAAAAACAGTAGCACCATGCCTATGATTATGTCAAGCGTAGTACACATTTACCACTCCTTGTAATCTGTGATAGCGTCAAGACGCTCGACAACAGCTTTGCCAAGCGGAGTGAATAGGATGCCTAAATCCCATACCCAATGCTCAATGTCCTGAACACTGTATGGCTTAACGCCGTGGGCATGGTAGCCATAGAGCCATGACAGTGCATCGTCTACAGACGGCGCACCAGCCCTCATTGTGGCACGGATGGCATCACGGAACTGGCGGCAACACCGTTGCTCCGCACGAGCCTCCTCGTTGTCACGGTCCTGTGACTCGTCAACCAAGCCATTCCAGACGCCTTGCTTATCGGTAAGCGACAGGCTGTCGAACCATACATCCCAATCGTAGGACGGACGGCGACCACGTGCCTCTTTGTGAAGGTCACGGATAAGGTCAAATTCTTGCTGTGTCATGTTTAACTCCATTGAAAGTGTCCGATGTCGGACGGTTTAATTGACGTTAAAGTTAGGGTCATTCTGTTTCAGAATCCAGCGACCATCAAAACCACCACGGTCAGTCTTGTGCATAGATGACACAAGCCATGCAGGTTCGCCATTGAACACGCCATCAGCTTTTACAAGCCAATGTATGCCATGCTGGGCAATACGGTTCTTGCCGTGGCGAGTTTTACCAGACAGCTTGAGCCATTGCCAATCGCTGTCACGAAGAAAATCACGCTTGTTTGTAATCATAACGAACTCCGTTTGAAGTGTCCGATGTCGGACGGTTTAAGTAGTTCTAAGTGATAACACACTTTCACTAAAGTTCAAGTGTGCTTATCACGTAAGAACTACTAAGTGTTTTTGCCAAGCAGGTTGATAACGTCCTGCCATCCGGCGGCATCGACTTTGCGCTGGTACTCGTCCGCCATAGCCTTTGCTTGTCCGCCGACAAAGCACTGGAACTCAGGACGTGTCTCAGGCTCATAGCTATGGCTGTATGCCTTTGTGTCCATAGCTGCCCAGCTAGACACCACACCCCTCGCATTGAAATTGCGGATGAGTGTAGTGCATTGTGGATTGCGTTTTGTCATGTCGATTTTCTCCAATAAAAAATGGGCCACCGTGATGGTGACCCAAAGTGTCCGATGTCGGACAGTTAAGAGACAGCTTACGCTGCCTCTTGTTGTGTGTTTTCTGTCTTTGCCTCACCCAGCTTTGCAATGAGTGCGGCCTGAATCTCAGCATCTGAGATATCGAATGCGATCATATCCTTGAACAGCTTTTCGACAAGATCAGAAGCTGTCTTAACGACAGGCTCTTTGTCGGCATCAGTGAGTTTCTTAAACTCTTTGCACAAAGCTGATGCACTAGAAAACCGCTTCGACTCGACCAGTTCTTGCATGACTGGATTCTCCCAGTTACGGGCTAACTGCTCACTCTCATTGCGGCGGCGGCGATCAATGTTTGCAATGCCACAATCCAGCAATCTGGCTTTCTTGATTTGCTTGCCACCTTCGGTTCTCAAGGTCATCAGCAATTTGCCAAGTGGCAGGTCAAACTCCGTGATTGCTTTGCGGTCAGAGTTCGTGATAGCCTTGAACTTTTTGCCAAGCCAAGCACCTTGTGCTTCAAGTGTGTTGAGAGTGTCGAAAGCTGTGTTGAGTTTGACAGTAACTTCGTTAGCGTTTTGATTTTGCATTTTCATCTCCGATGAGGTTGTGAACGGCTCGTTGCCGATTGCTTACTTTGTAAATCGAACCGCCCAAAAAGGTCAACCTAAAACCGTGCGTGATTTCTCCTGCGCATTATGCGTGGGGAAACAGGCGTGAAGTTTTCCCCGTGTATACGAGAGGGGAACTGACCGATGTCGGACACTTCGATTTGCCAGCCACCCCATAGGGTAGGGGTAGTATGCTCCGCCTCGCTGATCCGATGCCATTCTGTCAAATCTCATGTTTTGCCTACCATCATAGATGACGACTGATACCATAACAGTCGCTAATGCCTATCAATCCGTTGTAATCACAGGGAAAATGCAGCATCTTCATACGCTTACGGACACATGATTGCAATCCTGCGTGGCTACAGAGGCATAATGCCTGTATATGCAGACACATAGCCGGGTACGGGCAGGGGCCACCCGGGGGTATAGCGTACGTATATACACAGAAACACACAGATCAGTAAAATTGACTGTTAACCACGGTGGATACTGATACACATACATGCACAAGCATTGTGCAATGTGCCTAATTATTGTGCAACATTAAGGTATTTTTGTGATTGTGATATTTCTGCTCTTGACAGGTTTGCCGAAATCTGATATAACCACGCTATAACTAATGCACACTAAAGGTGTACAGTTAGACTGTTCTATTTACTTAACTATAATAACTTTTAACGGTGCATCTTTACTGTTAGTTAAATATTCTTGTTAAAGTCACTTGCAAGTGATAACACTTATATGGTATAATACGTAAAAAATACGTGTTATATTAAAAAAGGCTTGACAATGGCGAAGAAATCCGTAAAACTATACACAGACAATGTACTTGATGCATTCTATCATGCTATCCGTACTAACTCATTAGACAAACTCCACATACCCCATAGTGATGTTTTCTACGTGCGTCAGGCGGTAGAGGCACACTATGGTCGTTCCTTTACTCTGAAGCATGTTGAAGACGCTATGAGGGCAGAGGGATGGACAGAAGGGAATGAATGATATGTTTGAAGCATGGATAATGGTCTGTGTTATGTACCAGACAGGTGCGTGTTTTCCTGCACAAGATACTCGTGGTCCGTATAAGACGCATGACGAGTGCTATGAGCGTACTGTAGAAATGAGTGCAGATATTATTGAGAACATTCCACTACACGTACCTGTAAGCTGGAAGTGTACATCACCGGGAACTCCAACATAATGGCCATACCCGAAAGAGTAAAAAATAAGATGAAGGAGGAGGGGCTGTCTGGCGTCAATAAGCCAAAGCGTACTCCTAAACACCCAAAGAAATCACACGCAGTGATGGCGTCTGAAGGTGGTAAGTATAAGTTCATACGTTTTGGACAGCAAGGCGTATCCGGGGCTGGTAAGAACCCGAAGAGTGCTAAAGACAAAGCACGTAAGAAGTCCTACTACGCACGTCACGATGCACAGGGCAAGCCGACCACAAAGCTGTCAGCGAAATACTGGTCGCACAAAGTTAAATGGTAACAGGAGATACTGATGGCTTTATCGGATGAGATGAAAACTCAGATTGCTAAAGATGCAGGTGTAAGTAAAGATGTTTTTGATAAAGCTGATGCTAGAGGAGCAACAATACTAGCTGAACTTCTTCTTTTAGGAGTACCGGGAGGTGCTGCTATCAAGGCAGTAAGAGCAGGTACAAAAGCTGCTAGAACACTTCTTCAAGCTAGACGTGCTGCTGCTCCTGCTAAAGCAGCTAAAGTACAAAAGACTCTTAGTGCTGCTGGAACAAAAGCCTCTCGTGTTCGTCAGCAAAGACGCAAGGTTAGAGCAGAACGCAAACCCATTAAGGCAGAGAGTAAGATTACTCCTAAAAAATTAAAAGAAACAAAACAGCCTACCCCTGACCAAAAACGTGCATTACGTTCTAATGTACAAGCAGAACGCAAGTCTGTTAAATCAGAGACACCCTCCATAAAAACACAGACTAAAATAAAACCAAGTGGAGTAGCAGCTAAAAAACCTACACCCCCAGCACCTAAAGCACAAGGGGCTGGCACTAGCACTACTAAGTCTAATGTACGGGCGCAACGCACTCCTATTAAAGCAGAAAGAAAACCGTTACGGGGAGATAGAAAAACTAAAAAAGGTAAGTCAACGACAGTTGGTACTCCTAGTAAACTAAAGCAACCTACTCCTGCACAGCTACGTGCTTTTAGGTCAGGCGATATTACTAAAGCAGCTTTGTTAGCAGCAGGTGTTAGTGTTGCGGGAATAGGTATGGCTACAAAATCAGATAAAAAAACACAAAGTGCAAGCACGGCGGCGGCTGCCACAACTAAGAAACGTCCTGTAAGACCAAAGCCAGATCAAAGTATACGTAGAAAATCACCCGGTGGCAGGACTGCTGCACAGGCAGCGGCAGAAGAAGCTGCAGCTAGAAAAAGAATACGTGATGCAGCTAAAAAGAAGAAAGATGCTGAAGCACGTAAAGGTCCAGAGCAAGCTAGTGATGCTGCAAAACGAAGACCTAAAAGACCAACGGCTGACCAGAGTAGACCACGTGGTGGTAAGGTAACGGCAAAGCGTATTAGCCCTTCAATGAGAGATAGAGGTAGAGTATTTCAGGGTAGTTATAATCAAAAGACAGAAGTCTTGAGGAATATAACTGTTAATGGTAAAACGAAGACTATGGTCTTCAAAAAGAAAAAGTAGGAGTTAATTATGGCTAAAAAGAAAGTACCCGTAATTACAATCGGTATTGGTATGGCAAAAATGCCTAAAGGTAAAAAGCCCCGCAAAGGTAGTATGGACTTCCGTAATGGTGGCATGGTAACAGGCACATCTAACAATCTTAAACCTATCCCTCCCGGTAAAAAAGGAAAGGGTCTAAGTATGCTCCCACAGTCTGCACGTAACAACATGGGCTTTATGAAAAAAGGTGGAATGGTTAAAAAGTAAATGAGAAATCAAAACTTAAAAAAACTGAAAACTGTAGCAGGTAAACTAAAGAAGGCTTCTAAAGCCCATGCTAAACAATCTAATATTTTGTCAAAGGTGGTTAGTAATGCCCAATCCCAGAGTACCAAGAAAAAAAGGACAACCCGCCGGGTCAAAAAAGCATAGCGACCTGTACACGGATGAAAATCCTAAAGGTACTATTAAAGGGTTGAAGTTTGCTACAGCTAAAGATGCAGAGGCATCTGTGCGTAAAATAAAGGCGGCAAGTCGTACACATGCTCATAAGACACAAGCGGCGATTGCTATGGAACAACGTGCTAGGGCGGCTGGTAAAAAGGCCGCTGCTGCAGTGTATAGAAAGTTTATTGAATCTCAAAAACGAAAGACCAAAAAACGTGCATCCAGTAGAGCGTGATATACGCACATGGTCAAAAGACTTTTTAGAAGTACCTAGTGCTAAATTAAATGGTCTACCACCTTGCCCCTATGCTAGAAAAGCATGGGCTGATGACAAGGTAGTGTTCAGTCTTAATACAGGGATAGATGGACTACTAGAAGCTATCCGTAAGTTTGATGGTCACGACTACGATATTGTAGTATGGGCTGATGAAGATTTGCCAGACATGGAATACCTTGATGGTCTGTGTGATGGCATGAATGAGTTGATGTCAATAGCAGGTATTGATTTGCACTTAATGGTGTTTCATCCTGACTATGACGCAACAGAAGCTGGGCTTGATTTCCTCGTAGATAATGAGGTTACAGATGACAGCCTGTCCTACTGTATGGTCTTTGTTCAGAAACTTTCTAAACTAGACGATGCAGCTTTGTATCTGGAAAAGTCTAATTACTATGAGCATTTTCCAGATGATGTTTACGAAGCCTTAGTTATCGAAAGAAGGAGATTAAGAAATGGCTAGTGATAAAGATACAGATGATAGTGTCGGTAAGCGTATCCGCAAGGAAATGAAAGAAGCAGAAAAACGTCTTAAATCTGATGGTTTTGACGATATCGAAATCAAAAAAATTATGCAAGACTATTTTGCAAAAGCTACACCTAAGAAGAAAAAGTCTACTATGACAGCAGCAAAAGGTGGTATGGCTAAAATGGCTAAGAAAAAAATGCGTGGAGGTGGTATGATGAAACGTAAAATGGCTGGTGGCGGAATGGCTAAGATGGCTAAAAAGAAAAAAATGCGTGGCGGCGGCATGATGAAGAAAAAAATGATGGGCGGCGGCATGGCTAAAATGGCCAAGAAAAAGAAGATGATGCGTGGCGGCATGGCAAAAAAGAAGAAGTAATTGCCTTACGTAGCTAAATCTAAAATACACGGTCTAGGAGTTTTTGCAGATAAGGACTATTCTGTAGGTGATACTATAGAGTTATGTCCTTATCTGGTTTCTAGTGAAAACGATATAGGCAATGAGTGTGTTCTTCACGACTACATGTTTTATTCTCCCTATGAAGGGGAGGATAATTTGTACTGCATTCCATTAGGATTGGCTATGATATACAATCACAGCGAAACTCCTAATGCAGAGTGGGATGTAAATGAAGAAGACGATAACTTTATTAGGTTCTACGCACTTCAAAACATAGCCAAAGGACAAGAAATACTACACGACTACGGAACTATTTACTGGAGTAGTAGAGAAGCAGCCTAATATAGAGGGCAGCATCTATGGACATTTCTTCACAACACAAAGAGGCGAGATTATCACGATGGCGAAGATTGCAAAAGCAAAAGCGAAAAAGAGGCCAGCTAGAAAGGTTAGCCTTGCGAAAGGCGGTGCGCCGAAGAGCAAGAGTAGAGTTAATGAAGCTGGCAACTACACTAAGCCCGGAATGAGAAAGCAACAGTTTAATCGCATTAAGGCTGGCGGTAAGGGCGGCGCACCCGGTCAGTGGTCGGCGAGAAAAGCCCAGATGCTTGCGTCTGCATACAAAAAAGCAGGAGGAGGTTACAGAGGTTAGATGTTACACGTTTTTCTCCTATTCGTATTTGTCGGTGTAGGGGATGACAAGAAGCTAGTAAGCAGTGACATGCACTTCAAAGACCTACGAGAATGCGTTTGGTATGCACAGACGTTACACAAACAGGGTAATCTTATCACCTCCTACTGCGTACCTAAATTTATAACAGAAGGAAATGTAAAGGTATATTAATGGACCCGATTAGTGCAATGGCAACAGCATCAGCAGCGTTTGGTGCTATTAAGAAAGGCTTCCAAATAGGCCGTGATATTGAGTCAATGGCTTCTGACTTGTCACGCTGGATGGGTGCAATGTCCGACTTGGACATGCTTGAGAAGGAAGCCAAGAACCCGCCTATCTTTAAGAAGTTATTTGCTGGTAAGTCTGTAGAACAAGAGGCCATAGAAACATTTGCTGCAAAGCAAAAGGCTCAACAACAAAGATATGAGTTGCAGCAATGGATTGGCATGACTATGGGTAGGTCTAAATGGGATGAACTTGTCCGTATGGAAGGGTCCATCCGTAAGCAACGCCAAGAAACCTTATACAAACAAAGGCAACGTAGGCGTAAGTTTGTTGAAATTGTGGCATGGATATTAATGGTGCTGCTTGCTTCAGGCGTACTGTATGGATTTATATCATTTCTCAAAGGTTTGGCTGCTAATGCATCACCAGAGTATGTAGTGTGTAGACTACAAGGATGCCAGACCATAGATGGGGAAAGACTATGTATATATCATGGTGCTAACAATACAGTAGATAGCGTCTGGATAAATTTACATGAATACTTCCCAAAAGAAATACAGTGTAAGTATGACCCAAAAAACGAAAAGCCGCTTAGTTTACATGAAACATTTAAAGCTATAGAGAAGTCAAGAAAGTAATGAAAGCACCACAAAAAAGTTTAAAAGACTGGACTAGCCAGAAGTGGCGCACTAAATCGGGTAAGCCCTCTGCAAAGACAGGAGAGCGTTACTTACCTGCTGCAGCAATAAAGTCCTTGACAAGTAGTGAATATGCTGCTACAACTAAGGCAAAAAGAAAAGGTAAGGCTGCGGGTAAGCAGTTTGTTAAACAACCTAAAAACATTGCAAAGAAAACCGCAAAGTTTAGAAGAGGTGCATAATGTTAAACTTATTAATTGGACCTATAGCAGATTTAGCAGGAACTTGGTTAAATGGAAAAGTTGAAAAGTCTAAAGCAGAAACTGGTGCAAAAGTTGCACGGGCTAAAGCTGAAGCTACAATCATGGAAAAGAAAGCTACAGGCGAACTTGATTGGGATTTGGAAATGGCTAAAGGCTCTTCCTCATCGTGGAAAGACGAGTGGCTTACAATTCTGTTCAGCATCCCTCTCATACTTGCGTTCGTTCCGGGTATGGAAGAAGTAGTTGCAAACGGATTTGCACAACTTCAAGCCATGCCTGAATGGTATCAGTACAGTCTTGGTGTTATTGTTGCCGCCAGCTTTGGTGTTCGCAGTGCTACTAGGTTATTCGGAAAAGGGAAGTCCTAGTGCCGATGTGGAGTATGCACGAGCAAACAACGGAAGAACAAGCGAGGAAAAATCGTGGCAGAAGTAACTATGGAAAGATTGTTAAAGTGGAAGATACTACCACGTCTGATGATGCTTGGGATGTCCTTATCCGCTTGGCGGGTAGTGGAGTGGTTTATGACACTAGAAGACCCAACAAGTCAGCAAGCAGCACTAGTGAGTGTAGTCACGGGGGCCATGACAGGTGCATTTGCGGTGTGGATGGGGCATGAGAAATGAAATATCGTAGAGAAGACTTTATTGAAAAACTAATTAAACACGAAGGTCTACGCCTTGAAGTTTATAAAGATTCACTAGGAATTGATACCATTGGTATTGGACGTAACCTAGAAGATCGTGGTATCACACCAGCAGAACTAGAGTGGATGGATATACCTAATATGGCAATTGTTCATACAATGGGTATTACTGAAGCTGATGCTATGTATCTAGCAGGGAATGACGTACAGATCGTTGAGGAAGAACTTGTTCGGGCGCACCCTTGCGTTAACAAGCTAGACGCTGTACGTCAACTTGTAGTCATGGACATGGCATTTAATATGGGTGTTCCAAGACTTTGTAAATTTAAAAAAATGTGGTCGGCTATTGAAGGTGAAGACTACCACAACGCAGCAAAAGAAATGCTTGACAGCAGGTGGGCAGTTCAGGTAAAATCACGAAGTACGAAGTTAGCCCATGCCATGCATCATGGAGAGTTTAGTGGCTAGACAACTAACAGCAAAACAACAAGTATTTTTAAACACGCTTTTTGATGAAGCGGGAGGTAGCGTAATCTTAGCTAAAAAGATTGCAGGATACTCTGACAGCACTTCTACATCTGAAATTGTTAAAGGATTAAAAGAAGAGATACTAGAAGCCACACAACTATACATGGCACGTAATGCTCCACAGGCTGCAGTGGCTATGGCAGGTGCTTTGATGGACCCGACAGAGTTGGGCATACGTGATAAGATGTCTGCTGCAAAAGAACTGCTTGACCGTACAGGTTTAGTAAAAACTGAGAAGATGCAAGTAGAAGCATCAGGCGGTGTTATGCTTATGCCACCTAAAGCTGTTGTGGAAGACGATGAGTAGAAGTATAGGCAAGTGGAAACTGCCACAGCCAACAGACATTAAAGAAGAAAACGAGTGGGTGCAGATACCTCGCATTGCTAGGACTGTACCTTTTGGCTACAAGCAAAACGAAGAAGACCCTGACATTCTTGACCCAATACCAACAGAGTTAGATTTACTAGACAAGGCACGTAGCCATGTAAATCAATATAGTTATCGTGAAGTTGCCAACTGGCTTAGTTCAAATACTGGCAGATATATATCTCACGTAGGTTTAAGGAAACGGTTACAGAATGAGCGACAGCGTAAGAACCAAGCTAAAAGCCTCCTCAAGTGGGCAGAATATGCGGAAACGGCAATCGCCAAAGCGAAGGTACTCCAAGAAGAAAGAACAGGCGCAGCCAAAACAAACGGTTAGTATAGAAGAAGTAGCAGCTACAGAGTATGATACGTCTGTAGCAGAACATGCCAACATACTATTTAAACCTAACGATGGGCCACAGACTGACTTCTTAGCTGCTGCAGAACGTGAAGTATTATATGGGGGCAGTGCTGGTGGTGGTAAAAGTTATGCCATGCTGTCAGACCCACTACGTTACATGGGGCATCCTGCATTTAGTGGATTGCTTTTGCGACATACAACAGAAGAACTAAGAGAACTTGTATTTAAATCGCAGGAGTTGTACCCAAAAATCTGGCCCGGTATTAAGTGGTCAGAAAGAAAGATGCAGTGGACTGCACCATCTGGCGCAAGGTTGTGGATGTCGTATCTGGATAGAGATGATGATGTCTTGCGTTATCAGGGTCTGGCGTTTAGCTGGATAGGGTTTGACGAGTTGACCCAATGGGCCACACCATATGCATGGAATTACATGCGGTCACGTCTACGGTCCACTGCACCAGACTTGCCAATTTTTATGAGGGCTACGACTAACCCCGGCGGTAGAGGTCATGGGTGGGTCAAGAAAATGTTCATCGACCCTGCAGTATATAACAGAGCATTCGATGCAACAGATATTGAAACAGGAGAGGTCTTGCGGTATCCCGCAGGACATGCAAAGGCTGGTAGACCTTTATTCAAAAGGAGGTTTATCCCAGCAAGACTATCTGACAATCCTTATTTGGCAGAGTCGGGTGACTACGAAGCAATGCTCTTATCTATGCCAGAGCAACAGCGGCGGCAACTATTAGATGGTGATTGGGATATTAAAGAAGGCGCAGCCTTTACAGAGTTTGATAGAAATATACATGTTATTGATCCCTACGACATTCCTTCTAATTGGATTAAATTTAGAGCCTGTGATTATGGTTACGGCAGTAAGTCTGGTGTTGTATGGTTTGCAGTTGCTCCTGACGAACAACTAATAGTTTACAGAGAATTGTATGTATCAAAAGTATTAGCTACTGATTTAGCAGACATGATACTTGACTTAGAAGCAGGTGACGGAAGTATTAAGTATGGAGTATTAGATAGTTCACTTTGGCATAAACGGGGCGATACTGGACCCTCTCTAGCAGAACAAATGATAAGTAGAGGGTGCAGGTGGCGACCATCAGATAGAAGTCGTGGTAGCCGTGTAGCAGGTAAAAATGAAATACATAGACGTTTACAAGTAGATGAATTTACAGAGGAGCCTAGACTTGTTTTCTTTAATAGTTGCACGAACATTATCTCCCAGCTACCAGCCATCCCTTTGGACAAAAAAAATCCAGAAGACATTGATACAAATAGTGAAGACCACTTGTATGATGCGTTAAGGTATGGTATAATGTCCAGACCAAGGTTTAGCATATTTGACTTTGATACGGGGCATGGCCCAAGAAACAACATGGCTGTTGCAGACAGCACGTTTGGGTATTAGCATGAACATAATTTGGTCATTAATAGTAATAGCATGTATGGATAGTCAGTCTTGTGTGAAACAAGACATTCAATGGTTTGAAGAAAAGTATCAATGCGTAGCAATGAAAGCACTACACGAAGAGTTACCTGTAGACGGTGATTGGAAAACTATAGACTATAAATGCACTATAGTCGGAGCAAAGGAAGCATAATGGCAGAAGATGAAATTATGATAGAGGATGATGCTATTGCATTAGAAGATACAGAAGATTCTACCACTGAAGATAGCGATGTATCAGGTATTATTCCTTTTGTTGTAGACAGGTACTCCCGATCAGAAGATTATCGTTATCAAGATGAAGAACGATGGCTACGAGCATATCGTAACTACCGTGGCTTGTATGGACCAGATGTACAGTTTACAGAGGCAGAAAAGTCTCGTATCTTTATTAAAGTAACTAAGACAAAAACTCTAGCAGCTTATGGGCAGATTGTAGATGTTTTATTTGCTAACCAGCGTTTTCCTTTATCTGTAGAGCCTACTGAATTACCAGAGGGTGTAGTGGAAGATGTTAGTTTTGATCCTAAAGAACCAGAACAACTGCGTGGAGAAACTGCGTTATCTAGCCCGTATGGTTTTGCTGGAGATGGTATGGACTTTCCTGCAGGGGCAACAGCACAGTCATTACAAGAAAAACTAGGTGTAGTTGAAAATAAACTAGAACCTATTCAAGATAAATTAAAAGAAGGTCCGGGCAAAACACCTACAGCAATTACCTTTAGCCCTGCTATGATTGCAGCTAAGAAGATGCAAAAGAAAATACATGACCAGTTAGAAGAGTCGGGAGCATCTAAACATTTACGTAATGCAGCCTTTGAAATGGCATTGTTTGGCACAGGTGTAATGAAAGGCCCATTTGCTACAGATAAAGAGTATCCTAATTGGGGAGATGATGGTGAATACAATCCAATGTTTAAAACTGTTCCACAAGTTGAACATGTATCATGTTGGGATTTTTATCCAGACCCTGATGCGAATAACATGGATGAAGCGCAGTTTGTAATTCAAAGACATAAAATGTCACGTTCACAATTGCGTAGTTTAAAGAAACGCCCATACTTTCGTGATGCTGTAATTGACGAATGTATTATGATTGGCGAAAACTACACTAAAAAATATTGGGAAGATGATTTATCTGACTATGCACCTGAACATGGTATTGACCGTTTTGAAGTCCTTGAGTATTGGGGTATGGTTGATACAGAAATGGTTTTGGATCAGGGTGTAGAAATACCAAAAGAACTACAAGACTTTGATGAATTACAGGCAAACATATGGATATGTAATAATAAACTTATTCGTATGGTTCTTAATCCGTTTAAACCTAGCAAGATTCCATATCATGCTGCACCGTATGAGTTGAACCCATACTCATTCTTTGGTATTGGCATTGCAGAGAACATGGATGACACACAAACCTTGATGAATGGTTTTATGCGTATGGCTGTTGATAACGCTGTACTGTCAGGCAACTTAGTTGTAGAAGTAGATGAAACTAACCTTGTGCCGGGTCAAGACTTATCATTGTATCCGGGCAAGATATTCCGTAGGCAGGGTGGCGCACCGGGTCAGGCTATCTTTGGAACTAAGTTTCCTAACGTGTCTAGCGAAAACATGATGCTGTTTGATAAAGCAAGGCAGCTTGCAGATGAAAGCACAGGCTTTCCATCATTTGCACATGGACAGACAGGCATATCGGGTGTAGGTCGTACTGCATCAGGTATCTCCATGCTTATGGGTGCTGCTGCAGGTGGTACAAAAACAGTTATTAAAAACGTAGATGATTATCTACTGCGCCCATTGGGAGAAGGTTTCTTCCGTTTTAATATGCAGTTTGACTTTGACAAAGAAATTAAAGGCGACTTAGAAGTTAAAGCACGTGGCACAGAAAGTCTTATGGCTAACGAAGTGCGTAGTCAACGCCTAATGCAGTTCTTGCAAATTGCAAGTAATCCAGCACTAGCACCTTTTGCTAAGTTTCAGTATGTGATCCGTGAGATTGCAAAGTCTATGGACTTAGACCCCGATAAAGTAACCAACAATATGAACGAAGCTGCACTGCAAGCAGAGATTATGAAAGGGTTTCAGCAAGAACAGCCCCCACAAGGCCCACAGGCGGGGTCTGGGCCGTTAGACCCTACAGGTGCAGGTGGCGGCACAATAGGCACTGGACAGGCTCCTGTGCCGGGAGAACAGGGATTTAGTGGAAATGGACAAGTACAAGCACCGCAAGCAGGTGGTCAGCCGCCTCAAGCCAATGGCCAACAGCAACCCCCAGTGGGAAGCGTTCAATAATTACATTGATATTCTTATAGAAGATCAACATGTGGCTATGGAACAAGCTGAACATCCTACTATAGTATATAGATGTCAGGGGGCTGTGTTAGCTTTGCGTAGACTAAAATCATTACGGGATGAAATAAACAATGGCTAAACAAATAACTAAACCTATTTCTCCATCAGAAATGGACCGTAAATTATTATTAGATACATTAGATAATATGGATGTTGTAAAGTCTGGTGGTAAAGTCGTTCAAGGGTTAGTTAATAGGCGTAGTAGAGAAAAAGATAATGCAGAGGATATTAATCCAGCTTTTCCTGCAGAAGTTTCTGAAGATGCTGATTTGTCGCAAATCCAAAAAAGAGCAGCTTTAAATCTTCTTATTAGAGAAGAGTCCAGCGGCGGTCAAAATTTAGGATTAGAAACTGAAGGTAATACTGTTGGTAGATATCATATAAAACAGGATAAAGCTGCATTAGTTAATCCTGAAATAAAAGATATGACTACTTCAGAGTATCATAGATACATAATAAATAATCCAGACGCAGAAGAACAAATAGTATCTAAGTATATAGATATTGAAATAGATAAGATGTTAAAAAATAGTGGTGTAGATAAATCTAGGCTACGGCACAATGAGTATGCTTCTATTGTTAGCAATTTATACAATAAAGGTAATCAACCTAAACTTTTAAAAAGTGCCTCAAAACTAACAGGTTTTAGAAAAGATAATTCTAGAGATAAAAGATTTACGGAAAAACCATACTTTGAAGAATTAAAAGGAAGAAATCAAAATTTAAATCAAAGTAAACCTATTGCGGATACAGGTGCAGATTTACCGCCAGACACACAAAATAATTTTCCTTTAGAGCGTGTAATAGATATACCAGCAGAAGAAAATAAATATGAGGGTATACCTTTTTTACGGTATAAACCTATACAAAAATTATTAGGATTAGCAGAGGGTGGAGTAGTACCTATGAAAAAACAAATGGAAATGTTTCAAGAAGGCGGTTTGCGAGATGAGGGCGGCACAGTAGACCCTATATCTGGTAATGAAGTACCTCCCGGTTCCACGCAAGAAGAAGTGCGTGATGACATTCCTGCACAATTAAGTGAAGGTGAGTTTGTTTTTCCAGCAGATGTAGTTCGTTATATCGGTCTTGGCAATCTTATGCAAATGCGACAAGAAGCTAAGATGGGTTTAAAGATGATGGAAGAAATGGGTCAGATGGGTAATAGTGAAGAAGCCACTATACCAGATGATGTTCCATTTAATCTGGATGATCTTGAATTAGATGACGAGCCTAGAGAAATGCAGATTGGTGGTTTTGTACAGCCTACTACTGCAGCTACACAGCAACAACAACAAATGGGTATTAGCGGATTTCAACAAGCGGCAGCACCAACTACAGGTGTAGCACCTATACCGCAAGCTGCATCACAACAGTTTGTACAGCCTATGCGTCCTCAACAGGCAGCAGTGCCTACAATGCAACAGTATAAACCGCAAGAAGTTCCTAGCTTTACACAGTTAGTAGGAGAAAATCCGGGTCAGTATGATGAATTACGTGAGTATCGTAATGAAGCTGGTATGGTTCGCATGATACCATTTAAAGCTGGACAACCTATTTATCCTATTCCAGAAGGCTTTACATTTGTAGACCCAGAGGCTACACAAACGGAAGAGGTAACAACAACACCTACAACCCCACAGACTACTAGCGTTAGAGCAGATGCCAGCAGAGATGAACGGCAAGAAGAACGTGCTAGAAAAGAAGAAGAAATGTATGGTCCGGGCGGTGGACGTTTAGGTATTAAAGGAGACATATATGGAGTGTCTTTTGATGGTATAAACCCGTTAACAGAAGGTAAAGGTTTGTTAGGAAATTTAATTACTGGCGGTATGATACCTGCAGATTTAGTAGATAAAATATCTGTAAATCTACAAAATCCAGAGTACGGTAAATTTACTGTAACTGGACAAGAGTATAATGAGGTTAAACAAAGTATAGACGAGTTTGGTGCAAATTCTGAAAGAACTAAAGATTTAATGAACAAACTAAGGTTAGATGCTAAGACACGTGAAGCACAACGTGCTGCAGCGGAAGCTAAAAAAGAAGAAGAAAGAGTAACCGCTGCTTCTATTATTAAAGGAGATGATAAAGATTCTTCTGATAAAGGTGAATCTTATGATGTATCTAAAAAAGGTGCTGCACTTGAAGCAAGTTTAAAAAGTTCTCCAACACCGGGAGGTAAAGGTGTAGGTAGACAAGACTATTCTGGTGGTGGAAATAGACCAGACTCAAAAAGTGAAGAGAAAAGTAGCAGTAGTAAATCTTCTAGCAGCGGTTCATCAGGTAGTAGTAAATCTTCAGGTGGAGGTAATTCATATAGTGGGGGTTTTGATGAAGGGCCGGGAGGATATAAACAAGGTGGTCTAGCATCCAAACCTAAACCCAAAGTTAAAAAAATGAAGCGTGGTGGATTAGCTTCTAAAAAATAATCTACAATATGTTGGCTACTCATCCCCCACGCCCGACAGTGTGGCTACGGTGGCCCCAACAAGGAGACTAAACAATGGCTGAAGAACAGCAAAAAGAAATGGTGGTAGAGACACCAAAAAAAGTATCTATGATGGCACGTCCTTACACAAGTGAGGAACGCAATAAGAAAGATGAAGAAGAACTAGAACAACTTCTTAAAGAACAAAAAGGTGAAGTAGAAGAAGAGGTTGAAGAAGAACCCAAAGGCGCAGAAGAAAAAACATTTAAGAAGCGTTACTCTGATTTACGTAGGCATCAACAAAAACAAGCAGAAGAGTTTAAGTCTGAACTTGCAGAACTAAAATCGCAACTTTCTGCTGCTACTAAAAAAGAAATGAAGTTGCCTAAATCTGATGATGATATTGAAGAATGGGCAAGAGACTATCCTGACATTGCAGCTATAGTAGAAACAATTGCAATGAAGAAAGCACGTGAGCAGTCTGCAGAACTTGAAGAGCGTCTTAAAACAATTGATGAGATGCAAAACTCTGCTACCAAAGAAAAGGCTGAAGCAGCATTAATGCAACTACATCCTGACTTTGATGAGATACGAGATAGCGATGACTTCCACGAGTGGGCAGACGAACAGCCTAAGTGGGTACAAGACGCACTATATGAGAATGATAATGACGCAAGATCAGCCGCAAGAGCAATTGACCTCTATAAAGCAGACAGAGGAATTAGCAAAGAACCTAAGAAAAAGAATAATAAGAGTGCTGCTGAGACAGTTAAAACAAAAACTGCAAGGAGTAAGCCTCAAGATAGCGAAGCTGATAGCTACCTGCGTGAGTCTCAAGTACAGAAGATGAACCCAGCCCAATACGAAAAGATGGCAGACGAAATTATGGAAGCTATCCGTAGTGGTAAGTTTGTCTACGATGTATCAGGATCAGCACGATGAGCAACATATTTACTCCGAAAGAAGACGTACAGTTTATTAGTCCGTTTGGCCCTACTATGGGTTACTTTAAAATGCCACAGGAAATGGTGGACGGGCTAAACAACTGCATGGATGACAACCTAGAAGACTATTCCGACTATTTAGTTGGGAAAGTTAAACAAGAACTAGCGTTTACTGAAGAGGCTACAGGTATTGCTACAAAGGGTCTTAGCAACTTTATTGGGCAGTATCACTCCTATAGCGAGTTGCGTAACTCATTTGGCGCACGTAACGTAGACACTGAAAAGTATGACTATGGTGTGCAGGTAATCTCTGCTTGGTTTGTACGACAGTATGAAAATGAATACAATCCGTTGCATATTCATACGGGTGCTAAACTTTCTTGCGTAGGCTACCTTGCATTGCCAGATGGCATAGAGGATGAGTGGGAAGAAGATTACAAGGATCATCACCCTTCTCATGGTCATATTCAGTTTGCACATGGAACATCATCAGGTTATAACAGCACTAATTTTCTCGTAAAACCACAGGTAGGAGACTTCTATATCTTCCCCTCTGAACTGTTCCACTGTGTATATCCATTCACTACTAAAGGTGAACGCAGGTCTTTCAGTATGAACTTGAATTTTCTTGAGATAGAAAAACAAAAAAAGACTTGACATACAATAGAATATTAGTATAACTATACGTACTAAGAGGTGAAAGCAGATTAATTACCTGCTTTTACACAATCCGCAAACATCCAATCTAATATAGATTACCTGATATACTTGGCCTGTTGAATGTAGCAGCGGCCACTGCTGCAAGATACACACCCTACGTTGTCAGCCCTGTGATTACGATGGAATGGTTTGCATCTGTATAATGCTATAATAGGAGATAACAATGGCATTTTCCACTGCAGCAGGTTATGGCAACCTGCCGAATGGTAACTTCTCCCCTATTATCTACTCCAAACAGGTGCAACTTGCATTCCGCAAGGCATCGGTAGTAGAGGCAATCACCAATAACGATTACTTTGGTGAGATTGCTAACATGGGCGACCAAGTTAACATTATCAAAGAGCCAGAGATTACGGTTAAGACCTACTCTCGTGGCGAGACTATCCAACCTCAAGACCTTGACGATGAGCAGTTTACCCTGCTTATTGATAAGGCCAACTACTTTGCATTCAAGGTAGATGATATTGAGGAGGCTCACTCGCATGTGAACTTCCAAGAACTCGCATCTAACCGTGCAGCTTACCGTCTGTCAGACCAGTTTGACCAAGACGTGCTAGGTTATATGTGTGGCTTTAAGCAGTCTGCAATTCACAGCGCACCTGACACAGCAAACACCACCGCTAACGGTGTGAAGGCTGTTTCAACTGCTGCGTCAAACGAATTGCTTGCCTCTATGCAGGTAGACGCTGCTGACTTTAACGGCGGTACAGGTGGCAACTCAATTGTTGTTAAGCCTCGTGCTGGTGGCGATAGCTTGAATACTACTACTGCTAACGCAACTCCACTCGCTGTTATTGCTCGTATGGCTCGTAAAATGGATCAACAGAATGTTGAGACTTCAGGACGCTGGCTTGTAATTGACCCTGTGTTTGCTGAACTACTGCGTGACGAAGACTCACGCCTCATGGATGCAGACTTTGGTGGTCAGACTTCAGGTCTGCAGAACGGTCTTGTTCTGAACAACGTACATGGCTTTAAGGTTTACGTTTCTAATAACCTTCCTGCTATTGGCGATGGTCCTACTGGCGCAACTGCAACTGGTTCAACACACTTTGGTGTGATTGTTTCTGGTCATAGCGGTTCAGTAGCTACTGCAGAGCAAATCAACAAGACTGAGACATACCGTGACCCTGACAGCTTTGCTGATATCGTTCGTGGTATGCATTTGTATGGACGCAAAATTCTACGCCCAGAGGCTCTCTCTCGTGCGTTTTATGTGTCTGGTATATAAGGGGGGAATAAATCATGGCAACAGTTGATCTTTCTATCGCCCAAACTGGCAATACGCCACGTGGTCGTAAACCTTACTATGTCCAGAACTCTGTCAATTTTGCGACAGCCGCATCTAGCAAAGGTACTGCACTTGCAGCATCTGATGTTATTAAGGCTATTACCGTTCCAGCTAACACACTAATCCTTCATGCAGGATTTGAGGTGACTACTGTTCACGCAGGTACGTCTACCGATACTGCATTTGACTTTGGTGTGACAGGTGGTGACGTTGATAACTTTGTTGACGGCTTTGACTTTGACGGTGCATCAGCAGGTGATTACTCACCACAAGCAGCAGCCTTTAATCCTGTAATTGTAGGTGGAACAGCAGATACAATTGATATCCTGCTCCAAGCAATGACAGGTACAACTACTGCAGGTGTGGTACGTTGTTACGCTGTTCTGATGGACATTGACGACATTGGTTCAATCGGTGCAGACGAAGTAGACCGTGACCAACTTGCATAACTAATACGGGGGGCGGCATAAGCTGCCCTCCCAACTCTTTTAAGGATGGATAATGGCTGAGACATTTCTTACATTAACAAATAAAGTGTTAGTTAAATTAAACGAAGTAGAGTTAACTTCTGCTAATTTTACTTCAGCACGTGGTGTTCAAGTTCAAGCACAGAACGCTGTTAATGAAGCCATTCGTTATATTAATCAACGTGAATTTAATTATCCATTTAATCACTCTACTAAAACTGAAACATTAGTTCCGGGTACTGTTCGTTATAGTATTCCAACAGATGCTAAGTCCGTAGACTACAATACATTTAGAATAGTTAAGGATAGCGATAATGCCATTTCTGGTGGCAGATTAGATAAACTAGACTACAATGAATATATAAATCATTTTATTACACAGGAAGATGAAGTAACCACAACAACACTAAACGGTTCACACTCAAGTTCTGTGACAACATTAACACTAACATCAACAACAGGCTTTGACTCTACGGGTAAAGTTTATATAGGCAGTGAAATTATAACGTATACTGGTATATTGGGTAATGATCTTACTGGTTGTACTCGTGGAGCAGAAAGTACAACTGCTGCAACACATGCCAGTGGTGTTCAAGTAGCACAGTTTGATTCTGGTGATGCTCCATCTTTTGTAGTTAGAACATTAGATAATAACTATTTGTTATATCCATATCCTGATAAAGCATTTAGTTTAAAGTATGATTACTTTACTTTTCCTAGTGACTTGTCTGCACATGGAGATACTACATCCATACCCGATAGATTTACACCTATAGTTATAGATGGTGCTGTATCTTACATATATCAGTATCGTGGCGAATCACAACAGTACGGTATAGCTTTTGCTAGATTTGAGCAGGGCATTAAAAATATGCAGACACTCCTAGTAAATAAATTTGAGTATGTCAGATCAACCTACATACCCTACACAGGTAATTCAAGAAGTTCTAGCAACGTAAGGGCTAACTAATGTCAGCAGTACAACCTAGTGCATTTAACTGCGAAGGCGGTTTGATATTAAATCGTTCTACGTTTATGATGCAACCGGGTGAAGCATTAGAACTGCGTAACTTTGAGCCTGACATTGAGGGTGGATATAGGAGGATCAACGGGTTCTCTAAATACGTATCTGCTGTAGTGCCGCATACTTCATCAACTTCTGAAAAAGTTCTTATGGTAGCTACGTTTGGTAGCAATGTTTTAGCAGCTAGAGGAACAAGTATATTTAGTGCAACTCCCGGTGGTTCTTCTTGGACAAGTAGGGATAGCGGCAGGACCAGTGCAGGTAAGTATAACTTTGAACGCTTTAACTTTGATGGCACAGATAAGATAATAGTAGTAGATGGTGCAAATGCACCTACAGTATTTAATAGTTCTCTAGCTGCAACAGACGTAAGCGAGAGTGACGTAGCAGGTGCTAAGTTTGTCGCAGCATTTAAAAACCATATGTTTTATGCTGGTAAGTCTACCATACCACAGACTGTAGTATTTAGTCAGCCAGCAGATGAAGATGCCTTTAGCAGCGGCTCTGGTGCTGGCACTATTAATGTAGACGACACTATAACAGGACTTAAAGTTTTCCGTGAAGATTTATTTATCTTTTGTGAAACTCGTATATTTAAACTAAGTGGTACATCAAGTTCTAACTTTGTCATAGTTCCTGTTACACGTGATATTGGTTGTATAAATGGCGACACTATTCAGGAATTTGCTGGTGATCTTATATTTCTTGGCCCTGATGGGTTGCGTACAATTGCAGGTACAGCAAGGATTGGTGACGTGGAGTTGGGAACTATAAGTTCCAATGTACAGTCTATATTTAATGATAACATTAGTAGTGCAACAGAGTTTGACTCTGTAGTTATTCCAGATAAAACGCAGTACAGAATATTCTTTACTAAGTCAGGCACAGCAGAAACTGTAACAAAAGGTATTATATGTGTACTAAAAGGACAGAAGTTTGAGTTTTCAGAACTTCAAGGAATAAAACCAGCTAGTACAGATCACTTTGTTTCTGCAGGTGATGTAATTGTTTTACATGGTGCTTATGAAACAGGGTATGTGTATAGACAAGAATCTGGTAATACATTTGATGGCACTGTAGTATTTGGAAGATACAGAAGTCCTGACTTAACTTTGGCTGACCCCGGCATTAGAAAACACATGCAAAGGGTTATTATAAACTACAAACCTGAAGCCGCCATTAGTTCTAATTTAATTGTCAGATATGACTATGAATCAGCAAACTCATCAAGACCTGCAGCTTACCCGCTAGACTCTGAAGATGTTGTTGCTATATATGGAACATCCGTGTATGGAACACCTATCTACGGTGGTGCATCACAGCCGCTAGTAAGACAGTCTGTAGAGGGTTCTGGGTTTGCTATAGCACTAAGAGTAGAAGATAGTGCAGAAACAGCACCATACTCATTAAAAGGTTTTCAGTTAGAATATCAGCTAGGAGAGAGAAGATAAATGGGTGATACTTATACTAGGCAGTCCTCCTACACTGACGGAGACGTTATTACTGCCGCACACACCAACAACGAGTTTAATCAGATTCTTGCGGCATTTGCTGCCAGCACAGGGCATACGCATGATGGCACTGCTGCTGAAGGTGGTCCTATTACTAAACTGCTTGGCAATACACTAACCTTTGGTGCGGGTACTGCTGGCACAGATATTACCATTACCTTTGATGGTGAAACTAGTGACGGTGAATTAAAGTGGATGGAAGACGAAGACTACTTTGAGTTTTCGGATGACATACTTATAGCTAGTACAGAAAAAATACAGTTTGGTGATACTGCATCTTTTATACAACAATCATCTGACGGAGTTTTACGTATAGATGGTGAGGCTACAGTAGACATTAATGCCTCTACAGCCGTGCTTGTTAGTAATGATTTAAAATTAGATAGTGACGCTGCTGTATTAGGCTTTGGCGTTGACAATGATGTAACACTAACGCATGTAGCTGATACTGCGCTGCTATTAAATAGCAGTAGACAGTTACAATTTGGTGATAGCGGAACATACATTCATCAATCAGCAGATGGTGTTCTTGATTTTGTGGCTGATACAGAAATAGAAATTAATGCCACCACTATTGACATTAATGGTAACGTAGATATATCTGGCACACTAACAATTGGTAGTGCTGAGATATCAGAGACAGAACTAGAAATACTTGATGGTGCTACGGTCACTACAACAGAATTAAACATTATGGATGGTGATACAACTGCCAGTTCTACAACTGTAGCTGATGCAGACCGTGTTGTATTCAATGATGCTGGAACTATGAAACAGGTGGCGGTCACTGACTTAGCTGCCTATTTTGATGACGAAATTACAGCAATGCCAAACCTAACATCTGTTGGCACGTTGACAACTTTGACTGTAGACAATGTAATTATTAACGGATCAACTATTGGACACACGGGCGACACAGACTTGATGACTGTCGCTAGTGGTGTTCTTACTGTGGCTGGTGAAGTTGATGCTACAAGTTTGGATATATCTGGTGATGCTGACATTGATGGTACACTTGAGGCTGATGCAATCACTGTAAATGGCACAGCACTAAATACTGTTATTGCAGGTGTGACCGTTACTGATGCAACCAACTCTGCCCATGTCTTAGTAACGGACAACGAAAGCACAAACGAAGAAAACCTCATTACTTTTGTAGAGGGTGCTACTTCTAGCACAGGTAATGTTGGCCTAGAAATGGATGGTAATCTTACCTACAATCCAAGTACAGGCACTATAACATCAACTATATTTAAAGGTAACATAGACGCAGTAGATGGAGACTTTGATGGTACTCTGGAAGCTGACGCAATCACGCTAGACGGCACAGCAATTACCACAGTAGCTACTTTGTCTACTGGTATATCTAATGGCAACCTGCCTGTGTTTACCAGCGGTGCTGCCGATAATGACTTCCTACGTATTGACGGTACATCTATTGAAGGACGTTCCGCATCAGAAGTGTTGTCTGATATAGCAGCAGCACCAGCAGCAGGAAGTTCTAACATTGTTACAACAGGTGCATTAAACAGTGGTAGCATTACCAGCGGATTTGGTTCTATTAATAACGGATCAAGTGCTATAACAACCACTGGCACTATGACATTTGGTAGCTTGTCTGATGGTTCTATTACAGTTACAGCATTTGTTGACGAAGACGACATGTCATCTGACAGTGCAACTCTTATTCCTACACAACAGTCTGTCAAAGCATACGTAGACAACAACGCAGGTAGCTTTAACAGTTTCCAGCTTGAAGACGATGATGGCACAGAAGTTACAATTGACAACGCCAAAGAACTGAAGATCATTGGTTCAGGCGTAACAACCAACTTTACCGACACGTCCACTGGCAGTGATGGTGATCCGTTTGATCTCACCATTACAGTTGACGCTGCACAGACAGGGATTAATTCTGTAAAAAACACTAGTCTTGTTATTGGTAGAGACGATGATAATCTAATTAAGTTTAGCACAGACAATCAGATTATTTTTGAAGTGTCTGGTGGTGACAATGTAATTTTCAAGGCAAGTGGTGAGATTGAAGCAAGCAGTCTTGATATCAGTGGTGACATAGACGTTGACGGCACCACCAACTTAGATGTTGTAGACATTGATGGTGCTGTAGATATGGCCAGTACTTTGACTGTTGCAGGAGCCGTTACTGGTTCTAGTAGCTTTGCAACCGCAGCAGGAGGTACGTTCACTACCGCATCAGGCAATGATTTAAACCTTGTATATCCAGATGGTCGTTCTTTGTTTTTTAAGGAAGCAGGAACAACCACTCTAACTTTGGATAATGCTCAAGGTGCTACGTTTGCTGCTGGCGCAACCTTTGCTGACGGCTGCACAATCACGACTGCCGATAACACCGCACAGCTTACCCTTTCGTCAACGGACGCTGATGCAAACTCTGGCCCTGTTTTGTTGCTACAAAGAGATTCGGGTAGTCCTGCTGACGGCGATAATGCAGGGTTAATTCAGTTTAAATTTGATAATA